AGATAGAAGGGCTATAATCTCTGCCTGATATAATAATAATTTTATTTATTATTTTTAAAATTTCTGGTCTATTAGTTGTTTCCAAAGATAATGCAGTCTTTTCCACTTTTAAATTTTCCACGGGTAAACTGGTTGATGTATAAATCCATTCCCACAGATTTAATTTTTGTTCAATGATGAAAGGCTGAAGGTTCATTAACAATGCATTTTTTCTACGAGAATATTTTTCAAGTAACTCAACATCTCCTTCACGATAAATTGGTGAATTTTGGATTTTGTTTATTTGAATATAAAGATTTTTTAAAGTGTCATCTTTTTCATTTGTTTCCGGAGTTAATTTCAAATTTTCAACAACATCAACTATCTCCACAAATTGTCTTCCAAATACAACGCATTGAATTGGTTCACTTGGATGAATAAATCCACTACCAATATCATCAATAAAAATTGGACATCCGATATCAATTAATAATTTTGCCCAAGCATTTACTTTTTGTTTAGATAACAATCTTGTTAAACTCCATATTTCTTGTGCAGGATTCTTTTTATATGCACTAACTATATTTAAATTTGCAATTTCTTGTATCTGTTCAAATGAGCTATTTAAAAGGTCTGCCAGAAGAAACTTTTTTTCCCTTAATTGTTCTTCGGAGAAAGTAGATGCCCGAACTACAAATGCATTTTTTTTAGGTTTATAAACTACTAAAATAGGACGATCACTAGCAAATTCCAAAATATTCAATAATGCTTTGTCCAATGTTTCTTCAACGGGATAACCATATATTCCAGTTGGTGTGCTATAAGAGTTTTTCGGATTAATACCAATCATTGGATTAATCTTTTGAACTTGAACTCCTGCGCTTTTGTTTATATAGCTTCGGAATGAATACATTGCATCTGGAACATTTGCATACTTTGTTAATATTTTTCTAAAATCTTTAGAACTTACTCGCTTGGTCCAATTTTCGTTTATAAAAATTTTGAAAAAAGATTTGAATTGCATAACTTTACTTATTAAAAAAGACTGGATGACATTCTTCGTTTTTCCTGCACAAAGATAAATATTTTTATGCTATTCTTAGAAGACACACAGAGTCAAGAGAACGAGAAAGTTTAGCAAGTGAAAGTTTTAAATATTATTTCGTTCATACCAAGTTATGAATTACATAAAGGTTTTTAACTTTTCCCAGTATGGTTCAGAACCTACAAAATATTTCACAACTCTTCCTACATCAGGATAATCCAAAATTATTCCACCATCTGGTAAAAGTTCTACAAGTTTTGCATCTCCTAAAATATAATTACCACTTAACAGAATTTTCAAAGATTCTATTTCCTCAGTTGTAGGCATTCGGTAACTTCTTTTAAGTAATAAGTTCGCTACTTCTTTACTAACCATTCCCCAAACAGGCAAATTCAAACTTTCGATTTCTAAGAATGCTTTATATTTTGATTTATTGCTTCCGGCAGTTCCAACTAATTTATAAAACCCACTCCGTTGAGGACGCAATGCAACATAACCATTAGAATCTCCATAAAACTTCCAGTTACTTGCTCGCTGTAAGAATTTTTCCTTTGTCCAACTTTTTCCAGTAGTAGCTAAATATTCTTTATTGAATAATTCATATGCAGAGTCTAAATCGGTTTCTGCATAATTTTCTAGAAATAATTTGTAATATTCTTTAAAGTTCATAAAATTATTTATAATAAATTTTTGGTTAATACATAATTAAACATTTCTTCAATTATTCCATTATCACTATACCAATCACTGTTTGATGACAATGCGGGATTTAATAAATTTCTGCTGTCTTTATAATTAACCACACTTTGTATTGGATTGTTTTGAGGAGTTTTATTCCAACGGAAAAAACAATAATTAAACAAACCTTTTGAATAAAAAGGTTCCATGTTTAATTCACTTAAAGGAAACTGTTGTTTGCCATTATCCTCTATTGATAAGAAATTGAAAACTTCTGATCCATTTTCTCTATAAAGAATTGTTTCTCCAACTGTTAAAAGACTATTAGATAATATTTGTTCTCCTAAGTTACTCTTTTTATCATATTTGCATATTGTACAAATGTTAGTTGCTTGACAACCTGCACAATTTATAAAATTAGTATTACACGAACAACGAGTTCCAATTAATTTTTGTAAAGGAATAGAAGAGAAATGGAATAATCGACGAAGTTCTTCTGGAAATTCTAAACCAAAATCTTCCAAAGAATCATCAAACTTAGCATATTTGTCAGAAATGGATTCTATGTTGCAAACATCTATATCAGAATGGTCAAGAGCGAAATTACTAATCTTGTCATATACCTTACCTAATGAATCTCCTTCTCCTGCAATTGCACTCAAATAACTATTAAAATTAGAATATTCGTTTAAATCAAATGGTAAACTTTGTTTTAATATTTCATAAACATTGTAATCTTCTCCCTTTCTATAAAATTGATGACGATTTTCAAATGCAAGAATATCAAAAGTGTTCGAAATTCCAGACAGTGAAAATGTTTTATCATTATAACTAAAAATTCCTGTTGCAGATAAGATTATATTCTTTGGCGAATTTCTATTTTTAACAAATTCAATTTTATCAAAATTAGAATTACAACTATCCAGATCATTTGATATTTCTATTGGAGGTAATGCAGAACTTGGATAGAAAAACGTTGATAATAAATATCCACCAGATGAAAAACAATTTTCATCAAAAAGAAAGATTGGAGAAACATTATATTGAAAACTACTCAAATTAAAATTATAACAATTGCTACTCATTTTCACATTTGTTATATTTCCCGAAACATAATGAAGAATATTATCAGATGATAAAATTGAACTGCCGACACTTATTACATATGGTATTTGTTTGTCTGCCCATTGTATTTTATTAATAGGATTAATTCCGTCACTAGTTATAATTAATTTATCTGGATCAACTGCACAAATACTATGACTAATTGCTGCATAAACTCTAGAATTAGTTGGTAAATTATATTCTTTATTTTCAAGAGTGAAAAATAAAATCGGATTACCCGGCATATCATCTTTATATTTTACCACAGACATTGCAGAGTATCCTAGTATTCTTGTATCACTATAGATGGGTGTTCCCGTCATTGTAATACTATCAACCGCTAAATCATTGTATAAAAATTCCCATTCTGGATTTAAATGACTCCAGAAATTTCTAGTTGAATTATATGGAATGGAATTACTTCCGCTAGAATATAAGAAAATTGTATTGGTTGGATTTTTACTTGAAAGATAAATCGTGAAAACAAAAGGATTTGTTACTAATGATGATAATGCACTACGAGCAATGAATAATTGGTCTTTAAAGTATTCTCCCTCATACACGCTAAGATTGAATGCTGACGTTGAGGAGCAGGTTCCGCCAAAAGCAGAGTACAACCCTATCTCAGAGTAAACGTGCATTGCAGAGGCACCTTGCGACGTTGTGTCGTCTCCCCATATCACATTTGATTCCTCGCTAATGTCAGAATTTGTAAACGTGAAAATTGTAGTATTCTTATACCCAGAAAGTGGAGAAATATTAATCATTTTAGTTATTTATAAAGTTAAAACTGCCATTCCGATTAAATGCTGCATTGATTTTAATAGATTGGCCTAAATTAACTAATTGTGCAGCAATAGATATATAATATTGAGAATTTTCCAAATCTGTTCCTACTAAAATTTTGGTAATTTTTATTCTTGGTTCATAGATTTTTAAGACTCTTTCAATATCTTCACCTAATGACAATCCTCTAAATTCTGAAATTGGTTCACCAATATATTTTTGTAAATTGGCATTCATATCAGTTAAGTGACGGGATTGAAATAAAATATTTCGAATAGAATTTTTGATTGCAGTTTCATCGGTGGAGATTGACAAATCATTACCCGTTGCAAAGTCATTTGTAATTTTATTCTTGGAAACTTTGATTTCCTCTAATAGCAAATCTAGATCCGAAAAAACACTTTTGTTATCGGAAATTTTATTGCTTAGATTTGAGATATTAATCATTATAGTATTATTTATTAGGAAATCAAAATAAGTAAATATAACTATGAACGATAAAACCAAATCCATTTTAGAAAAATATGATCCTGTTCAAATTCTTGATCCTATCATTGAACATTACAATCCTGCATCTATTCGTGGAGGAAGTTTTGTAGTGATTGATCAAAAACAATTATCTGATCCTGATATATCAAAAGAATTAAAAGTTAAGCGTGGACCAGAGTTTTATAATAATCTACTTTTCCTTGCTAAAAAGAAACAACCTTTGTATGTTAGTGCATTAAAAATTGTTAAACCAACTTCTGCATATATTTCAGAAATTTCTCCAAACAATTTTGAAGAAGCAGATGTAGTAATTCATAAAACTCCCGGATTATATTCTGCCCCAATTACTGTTCCTGTTAGTATTTTGAAAACAATTGTTGATCCAATGTTTGCTCATCAATTACCAATTGACGATGAATTTTCCCAAAAAAGTCCAATTGAGAAAGGTCAGACTTTAGATAATGAATATAACAAAGGTAAACAACCAAAAGGAACTCGTACCAACGGAGGGAATAATTAACGATGATAAATGGTTACAAAATACTTTCTATACAATTGTATAAACATTGTAACCGATAAATAAAAGTATGAATGATTTTCCAGTACCGAAAAATGCATATGTAGCCTTTGATGGGTTAAGTATAAAACAAAAAATTAAAGATCGTCTTAATCAGACTGGTATTTTTACCGACCAGAATTATGAAGGATCTAACTTAGCTGCATTAAACGATAGCATTGCAATGAGTTTTTCGTTATTAATGTATTATTTAAATCAAAATAGCGTTAACGGTCAGTTTTCAGAAACTAATGTTTATGAAAATATGAATCGTATAGTTAAAGAACTTGATTATAAACCAGTTGGGCATCAAACTGCAAGTGTTTGTTTCTCATTATCTGCAAGTAATTTAAATGCAGGTTTTTATACAATTCCGAGATATTCTGCGGTGAATATTGGTGGATTAGTTTATAGTTTATGGAAAGATTTGACTTTTACAAAATCCTTAAATTCCACAACTGAGGAAATATCTGGAATTGATAGTTCTGCGGTTTTATATCAAGGTTCTTTTGTAGAATTACCGATTTATAGTGCAACAGGAACATCTAATGAAATCTTATATATTAGTGTGGATGATTCCGTAATTGTGGATAATTTTGCAATTGATGTGTATATTCAAACAAATAACGTTTGGGAAAAATGGACTAAAACCCAATCATTATATATTAATAATCATGCTGATAAAGTTTACGAATTAAGATTTAATGAAAATAAAATTTATGAAATTAAATTTGGTGATGATATCAATGGTAAAAAACTAACTAATGCTGATAAAGTGTTGGTCTATTATTTGTCTTCTAATGGAAGCAGTGGCGAAATCGGGGTGGGGAGTTTACTTAATAGAAAACTAACTCCTTCAAATTCATTTAATTTAACCAGTATTCTTAGTGATGAAAATGTTAGTTATTTAACTAGTCAACAAATGTTGAACTTATATCTTGATAACAAATTTCCAAGCACTTATTATGCAGCACCAGAAAATATAGCATCTATTAAAAAGAATGCTCCGGGGACTTTTCGTTCACAGTTTAATGTAACTACAGCAAAATCTTATGCCACTTTTATAAAGAGTAATTTTTCAAATATTATCCAAGACGTAACTGTAAAGAATAATAAAGAATATCTTGATTCATACATAAAATATTTTTATGATAATGGTTTAACCAAACCACAATTTGAAAGTCGGGCACTTTTTAATCAAATAAATTATGCAGATTCATGCAACTTTAACAATGTTTATCTTTTTGTCGTTCCTAAAACTATTAAAAATAGTTTATCATATTTAACTCCTGCTCAAAAACAATTAATATTGGACACTATTCGTGAAGAACAAGTATTAACAAGCGAAACCATAGTTTCTGATCCCGTTTATATTTCTTGTGATTTAGGATTGCAAGTAAATGCAACTATCACAAATGATGATATCAAGAACGCTCAGATTTATATTAGAAAAAAGGCAAATAATAGAAGAAACGAAACAAGTTTAAAAGAGGATGTACAAAACATGATTTCTAGTTATTTCGATGTTTCTAATTTATTTCTTGGAAGTAGTATCAACATTCAACAGCTAAATGTTGATTTGTTGAATATTGATGGAATTGACCAGATTTATACAAGAAACAAAGTTACCGGAAATTATGTTCGTGGATTACGATTTATATATTGGAATCCTGTTTATTTTAGTCAAACCGTCGCACAAGCATCCAGTATAATTCCAATCAAAGATTTCCAATTTCCATTTTTAAATAATAAGGCATTTGTCGAAAGAATAGTGGTTGTATAAATAATGTTATGCCTTCAATTATATTGAATAACATTTCTAAACCAAAAAGTTTAACAAGTGAAGTTTCTGATGCACCGTTATCATTCTCGGAGTGGAATTCTCGGAATATAGGAATTTCATTTTCTGATGCAGAAATTCAATATAATAATTATGTAAGAGATTTTTATAAAAATACTGAAAAGAGAAATGAGGAAGCAAGAGATAAAATAAAACAGGACTATATCAATCTTATAAAAAAGTTGCAAGTAATATTCAAGGATGATGAAGAATTCCAAAGATATTCTAGTGCAGATTTAGAATCAGAAACGGATTTATCATTAATTATTCCTGCATATGCAAAAAAATTAAAAGATATTGCATTGTTTTATGTAAAGAAAAGAGAAGAATTGAAAAATAAAAAATTGGAGTATAATCTTGTTGGTTCATTTGAAGGATTGAAAAAGATTATATCAAATAACATCATTTCAAAATTCACGAAAACTGAACAAACTAACTTTGTTAGTGAAAATCCTTTTGTATCAATTTCTCCTTCTTTTTCTTCTATTTCAGATGACTTTTCAATAGAAATTGAAGAATTATATGATACACATGATTATTATGCAGACAATGATTCAATTAATCCTTTTTCATGTATATTCAACGATTTATGCTTTAATTTATTTTCAACGCCATTATCCGCTAAATCTGATCCAATTGAATCTCTTTATATTTGCGAACCAAGCAATGAAACTGTTGACCAACTATTGCAAAAAGCATATAGCAAATATCTTTCAACAAGAATATCATATGTATCAGGAGGATATTATGTAGAAGATTATAAAGAAATTTCTATTCCTTTAGAAACTGGAAACAACTTTTTTTACTGGTTTAGCGGATCAACAGTTTTTGATTTGCCAGAAGGAATTTATAAAAACACTCCAATTAATGATTTAAATTGGACGGGTGCAACAGGTGGTAGTGCTGCTGATGTTTCTGATTTAATTTTTATAAATGCAGGAAATAACTTGATGCAAGGTGCATGGTTACAAGATACAAATACCGTAGTTGTAAAAGACGTTATGTCTGCTACAATGAACGATGGTAAAATGTTCAAGTTTCCATTTTCTGATTATGGAACTTCTGCAATAGGAGGAAGCTGGAGTGGTCCGGGAATAAATGACACAATTCTAAAAAGCCGGAAATTCTTTCCTACCGAAGAGGATTTCACATTCTCTCAACAAAATGTTAATAAATTGTACTGGACTTCATTTAGTAGTATTTCAGTTGTTCAACCATTATACTTGCAAGAAAGTAGTTTAGGAAAATACGGATATGCAAGTAATAATTTTGATAATGCGGATAAAATCTTTTTAGTTCCTGAAATGCAATCAAATGCAATTTATTCAAATGTATCTAAAGTTGCATGGTTGTATAATTTTAAACAAACACAAATCCCAATAACTGTAGGAGATAACAAAATATATTTCCCAATTCAACGATATGAAAATGATTCAGATTTATTCTTTAATTACTTAAATGGATCAGACGTAGCATTATCTTCTTTGGATGTAGAGAAATGTTTTTCTGGTGCAGTAGCTGCGGAAAATATCGAAGATGCTGATTGGATTATTAAAAATAATACAATTTGTGGACCAGAAATTGAAGTTGCATGGCTCAAAGCAGTTCCGTTAAAATTATTCTCTCCTTCAAATCAAGAAAATTGTGGATGTGAACCGGAATATACAACATTTTATACAAATTGGTCATATGTTAGTGGCGGTGCCCAATCCAGTGCTGCATTCAAATGTTCTCCGGGAGAAACTGTTAGATTTGTTTGGAATGGTGAAACAACTAGTATCAATAAAGTTCGTGGATTTTTAGGATTTGATCATGACCGTTCTTGTCCATATAAATATCTAGATCATTCAATTTCTTTTGAAAATCAAAACATTCAAAATTCAAAAAATAAAGATTTATTTGAAAAATGGAAAAAATGTTCTTGCCAAGCAATTTATTATTCTCCTTTTGGTCATTCTTCCGCAAAATTAAATCAATATAAAATTCTTCCGGATTTTATTGTAAAAGATGTTGTTTATCCAAAATTATTCAATAAAAAAACTTGGATTGGAACTGATGGAAAAGATTATATTAATAGCATTGATAGTGCAAAATTTTATCCTAATTTAATTGAAAAAGATTTGGGCTGGGGCAGCGGTGTTTGGAAAAATCAGGAAGGAAATGATTTCGTTCTTGAAAAAGGTCAATCATACATTTATTATCGTTCAGATGCAAATAATTGCAATTTCGATTCTCCATTCTTTATAATTAATCAACCTTATGAAAAAGGAACTATTTCAGATGAAAATTGTGAAAAAATTTCTTATTATCCAACTTGGTATAAAGCAATTCAGGACGAGAATAATAATTGGATAGACTCAGGAGTTGTTTCTGATATGATTTTGGAATTTGGTGATTTCTTAAATTATCGTCATCGTTCAACAGTTAATGAAACGAAGAAAAGATTACTTTATAAAGGAACAGAAATTACAACAACAAGTGGAGAATATGTAAAATTAAAAACAAATGATAATAATATTTCATTTGTTACATATACAAATAAAAATGATTCTGTCAACTTTTTAATTAAAATCCCAATTAGTGCAGAAAACAATTATTGGGGAAATGCTTCTTATGGAGAAAGTGAAGGCAAATCATTTTATAAATCTATTGATAGCAATCAATTTTCTATAAAATATGATTATCTTCAAATTACACAACCTCCTCCATCTGATATAGTGTTAGGAGATAAAACTGTAATACAATATAAATTTGGAAATTGTGCTCATGATTGTTTTATATGGAGTCAGGATTTAACATTTGATGTAGTTTCTCCAGTTCGTAAATGGAATAAAATATCTTTTGATTCTTGTGTTAGCAGTGAATTATTAAATTATTTGAATTCAGAAATATCTAATTGTTATGTTCAAAAAACATTTTGTTATTCCGATTGTTCTGGAAAAGAAAAGTGTGGTTGTTATCATTATTGTTCTCCTTCTAAAACAGGTGTTTCCGCAACTAATTATAATTCAGATATAATTCTAAACGTAGAGTTGAGCGGCATTCCCGTTTTTGTAAACTATTATGCAAGAAATTCATATACTGCAATATTAACTGCATTAGATATAACATATGGAGATAAATCCAAATTCGTTCCAGTATCTTTTTCCAACAATCAATATCCAGAAAATCCGTGGAGAGATTTATTAAATCAAAAAGGGTCTAATTTTGTAGTGGAAGAAAAAATAGAATATCTCCAAACTGATGAAGAATTGAATTTCTATAATCCAAAAAGAATAGGAATGAATAGATTTGAAACTTTTGATAAAAGAACACTTTTCTCTCCGAATACTTCTGGTACTGACGTTTATAGAGTAGATAATTATTTTGATGCTCCATTCGGTAAAAACGGAAGTTATTCAAAATATATAACTGATTTTTCTCTTGGTCAACGTCAAGGAACACCATTAACCGAAAATAAACAAACATTTATTCCTTATACAAATACTCATGAAAAAACTAAAAGAGAATTTTATGGTTTATATAATACACCATTAAGTTTTTCTCCTTGGAGTACAGAAACTGGAGAATGGAAAGAAAGTGATTTATATAAAAATTACAGAAATCAACTTTTTGTAAGTTGTTCAAATAACTGGTACACAAATCAACTATCATTAACATCTAATGTATGGAACTGGCAAACTGATATATACGGAAATCAGTATTTCGTAACCGTAGAAAACTTATCGTCAAACTATCCTGCACCAAGTTCTTACGGTAAAATTTATATAAAATCTCCGGACGGAAAAGTGTCGATTTGTAGTGATGCATTGAGTTCAATATCAAAGGTTTATGAAAATGTAATAGCTGATTTATCTGATCCTTTTGAAAACATATAATCACCTATTAATTAATAAATAGTTATATGGTTTTCGCATTTTTCGATTTTGACACAATTGCTAAATTTTTAGATTTTATAGTAGCTGCGGTTACTATAGGAGGATTCTTATATGGAGGATGGAAGATGGTTATAAAGCCATTAAAAGGAATTGTAGAGAAAATAAATACATTAGAAACTAAATTAAATGAAAATTTAGAAACCGTTAATGATAGAGTTCTTCCGGTAATAAATTCGTTGAGTAAAGAATTCTCTGCCAATAGTGGAAAGTCTATAATGGATCGTATTCTCCGAATTGATGATAATACTCGTTTAGCGGAATTACGTTCAAAATTGATTGCATCTAGTTTAATGACTGCGAGTATGCTAGAATTTGATCGTATAGGAAATCTAATATGGTGTAACAAAGCATTTATGGATTTAACTGGACTAGACTTTGAAAATCTAAATGGTAAAGGTTGGCTTGTTTGTGTTGAAGAAGAACATCGCAAACGAGTTGTAGAATTATGGAATGAAAGTATTCGGGAAGATATTCCGTTTGAATCAGAATTTGATATCAAAAATCAAAAAAACGGAAACTTAACTTTTGTAAAATGTCAAGTTTTTCCTCACAAATCTGTTTCTCATGAAAAATATAACATTCTAGGATATTATGGAACTGTTACACGAATTGTTTAACAATTCCATTTTCTTAAACTTTTATTAATTCTACTATTTGGATCTCTTGCAGTTTTTGCAGACGTAAGTTTCTTTTTCATACCGCTCATTCTTGAGCAAAATGATTTTCTACGTTTTGCATCTTTACTTCCTTTTTTCAATTTAGAAGGTTTTGTAGTAACTGCTGTTTTTAGTTTACTGCCGGGATTTTCTCTTCGATATGATGCAACTCCTTTCTCATTTAAACCACCTGAAGGATTTTTACCTTCTTTTCTTTGCCATGCAGGAGATTTCTTTTCTTCGACGACTTTTTTCGGAGCTTTTACACCTTTCTTTTTAGGAACACAGTTGGGAACTTTTTTACCATTCTTATTTTTCATTCCTACTTGTTGGTAATTTTTCCAACATGCTTCTAATATCTGATCTACGAAATTATCAAAATGATTTGTCATAAAACTATTTATCCATAAATCAAATCGTCCACTCTTTTATACTTTATATTAAAAGCGTTCATGATAAGTTCCACTTCTCTTAGGCATTCATTTCGTCCTCCGCCGACTAAAAGCGAATTTTGATATTCTTTTAATTTTCTAATAGATTTAGGAAAAACATATAATGGGTCGTGTGATGGTATATTCGGATCATTTAATGTCTCCTTCCATTTCTCTTGTGATTCTACTTCATCAAATGAATCTACTATTTCGCGTGAGTCCGAAATTCTCAATCTATACATTTCTCTTAATGCTTTTATAATGCTTCTGTCGGATACTTGATTGTCCATCCAACCTCTTAAAAAACCATAACCTTTATCCACGATTTCTACTCTATTCCAATCATCAAAACCGGAGTCTTCCCAATATATTTTGATGTCTTCTATGGTATCAGTAGTAAGTTGGTCTTCTTCTGCGTTTACAAACATTAATATTTTACCAGAACTTCGTTGGCAAAAATTTATAATTTTTTCAAAAATAGGATTTTCATCTCCGTCATATATCCCGCTATAAGCAGGTTGCACATCTACGACAATTATTGATCTTGACAAACCTTCTGTGAATAATTTGTAATAATTTAAGAAATTCATTTACTTATTTATTATATTACGAATTTTGCCATTAACAAAATTATTCGCAAATCCTCTTGTTGGATCTTTAGGAGCAAGATTTGAAGTGTCATTCAAAGCAATTCTACCGAGTCTTTTCAACTCTTCGATAATTGATGACCAATCGGGCACGTCAATTCTACCAGGATAAGCCGCTTCTTCAAATTGATTCATATCAGAATCAAGTTCTCCATTTTCCTCATAAACGCTGACATTCCATAAATTCATACTTTCTACGGTTATTTGTAAAGGAAACCGATACATTTTTCCTGCATTGTAATTCATTGTCAAATCGGCTCTTTTGCCTTTATATGTTAAATTAAATCCCGAAATATAAAGCGAACCATCTTCGGATAACGCAACTGTCCATTTTTTATTTAGTTTGCCGATGAATCCTCTCGGCATTTTACCTTGATTAACGTCTTGGGCAAATTTACCAACCATTGCAAGTATTTTTGCTTCATTGAATAAATCTCTTGGAACTACACGATGAAATCGCTCAGGATTCCAATTGTTATGAGAGGATTCAGTTAAAAATATCAAACAAACTTGATCAAAATTTCTAGTCATTTCTTTTTCTTTCTTAATTTTTTTATTTTATTCAAATATGCCAATTTTGCCAAACGACATTCCTCATATTTAGCCGTTCCAAATGTTGGATTTGTTTTACATTTTTTCATTGTAAGAGGTTCACCTCTTTTTAAGTAATAAACTCTTTTATATCCTGATGTATAAGGATTCGGCGCACAACGACTAAAAACATATCTTGGATTATCTGATAATTCAGGAAGAGTTGGTCCTTTACATCTTTTATATCTTTCTGTAATTACCTCATTTACAAAATTATCAAAATCTCTTGTCATACTTTTATTTATCGTTTCATGTAAGTTATACGCATATTATAAAATTCTGCAATATCATTTAATGTTCTTTTTGCACTATTTGTGGGTTCGAATGGAATTGGGGTGCTTTTGCCATCGTTTGCATAATAAAACACATCTGCTGTATATTCTTTAGAAGACATTTTTGCCACTCTTATATACTTTTCAGAAGTTAATTTATCCATAGCATCACATTTAAAATCAGGAACTCCCAATTTTTCTATTAATCTTGGAGAAGAAGATATTATTTCTTTAGCAACTATTCCGTGTCTTTGTGGTGCAACCGTGAAAAATTCTCCTTCTGGAGAAATCCAAAAACCATAAGGTGCAGTATCTGGTAAATCAAGAAAACTTGTCGATTCTAATATACTTTCTACGTATTGGTCAAATAAATTTGTCATATTAGTCATTTAATAAAATTAACTCTGCTCCATAAAATTTAGAGATATCTTTCAGTGTTTTTAATGAAGAGTGGGTTGGTGCAAATGAAATATTTTTGTCATTGTCGGGATCATATGCAAACAAATCTGCATAATATTTTTTGTTAGAATTAAAAGGTGATTCTACAACTCTTATATATTTTCTCTTTGTTAAAAAATAGTATATATGATAAAATGATTTATGTTTTTCAAGTTTATATGCATCTTTTAATGTAGGATTTTGTTTAATTATTTCTTTTGCTACCTGTTCATGTCTTTCCCGACCCACGACAAAAAAATCACCTCCCGGAGAAATCCAGAAACCATAAGGTGGAGAATCGGGCAAGTCAAGAAAACTTGTTGATTCTAATATACTTTCTACATATTGATCAAATAAATTTGTCATAACATTATTTAATATCTCATATCTTTTTCTGACGAATCAAATCTCCGAGACAAAGGGATTATATCTCCATTATCATCATATGTTACAATATCAGCAGATTTTATTTGAGAAGAATCGAAGACAGTTCTATGTATTGAATTAAAACCTGTATGCCATTTATCTTGTTCATGTACTTTATATTGTACTCCATCGTATCCTTTTCTTTTAAGTATTTTTATTATAGTAAGCTGTGACGCTCTAAAACTGCTAACTAATTCGCGTTTTACATCAAATTTTGCTGAAAGTATAGTGATTCCATCCGTTTCTGATAAAAATGCATTTACGATTTGTCTTGCCATATTTTTATCAATTCTCCCTATTTCTATGTTATGGTTTTTTGCAACTGATTTATTTATAAAAGCAACATCACTTCTTTTTTCGGTTTTTATTTGAAGATGCGTTATTGAATGCTCTTCGATATAACCATTAATTATTCTTCTTATCACTAAATCAACATCTAACTCTTTTGATTGATTTATTTCGTCCATTTCGGAAGATGACATTTTTTCATAAATATTTCTATACATTATTAAAGGATTTTGTATATTTAAAAATGCTGATATAATTCTCGAACCATATAATTTCGCTTCCTCTATAGAGTCGGTGGTATTTATACCCGGTCCAGATAACTGATCTTTGTCACTAAGATAGACATCAGGATCAAAAATAGTAAATTTCTCTGTAGTTGTTCCATGATATACTGGACCAATAGTGTAACCTTTTAATTTTGCTGCATCATTTACAATTTCTTGTAATTTTTTATGATTTTGTTCTGGTTCTCTTGCAAGAACAAGATATTCGTCATTTGAAGACTCGTATAAAAACCTATAAATAAATTTATCAAATTTTTCTGTCATATTTTTAATTAATGAATCATCAAAAATGTTCCCCTGACATCTCTTCTACTTGCAGGAAAATCTGATTCGCCAGGTAGAACAATTACATTATATTCTCCATTTTTCCCTTTAGGAGTTTTTATTAATTCATCAACAGTTAGTAATTTTTTTACATTAAGATTAAATCTTGTTGATATGATTTTTTTCGTAGCACCGATATTATTATAAACCCATTTCTCATCTTTTCTAGCTATATATTTATTTTTAATTATTTCGTTAAGTAGAGGTTCTTTTGTCGCATTTTCTGTATCAACTATTTGGGAATATTTGTCTTTTTCTCTATCTATTAATTTTTCTTGTTCTTTTCTTCCGCCAAAAGAAAAATTGAATATAACATTATTTGGAGGATTGGAAAAGGCTTTTATCATAGCAACTTCTTTGGTGTAGATATAATGTTCTGCTTCTGGAGTTGCATTTACAATTCTCATAACAATATCAAAATATTTTTTTGAAAGTAAATCGCCAGAATCATTCCATCGAATTTGAGCTTTTTTATTATTTCCTAAATTTTTCACCACTTGTTTAATTTCACCTATCAATTTCTCTTCATAACCTTTTGAATTATTAAAAAGAAAATTTAATATTCTATTATAACTCATTGATACCTCTGGAAACAGTATGTATGAACCATGTTTAGCATAGCACTTTAAAAGACACTCTGCCGCAGAAGGACAAGTATTTACTATTTTAAATTCGCCCGTACCTTCATCAACCACTAAGCCTCTTAATGCAGGTAACGAAGTATTGAAAAATATAGTATCATCTGTGCTACTCTTTTTCATTTTTTCATTCTGTTTTAATAATTTTTCAGGTCTTTTGGTTACAATCTCTCTGAATTTATTCAAATCTACTTGTACCCCATCAGTGGTTTGTATCACTACTCTTTTCATGATAGAAGAATGTAAGTGTGGAAATTTCACATAATCAGTTTTCTTTTTATTGTCGCCTTTCAATCCCTTTGGACCTGCATTTTTTCGTCTTATAATTCTATTGACATATTCAATTAATTCATCAGTAGAAAATGTCACATTTTTCCCCATTTCAGGATCAAATTCTTCTGACAAAAGTCGAGAATTTCTAAAACTGCTGATTATTGAATCGAAGAATTTATTAAATTTTTTAGTCATAAGAATATTTATAGAATTGGTTCAGCTTGGATATAATCCCTCAGTTTATCAAAATTATTATCCATGATTAGTAAAAAATTATATCCTTTGGTTATGACTGCTTTTTCTTTTTGAATAGTCTTGTCTTCACCTTGTTTTTGTAAAATCCAAGAAGATTTTGTTTCGACAATAAGATTTAATTTAGGAATAAAAAAATCAGGATAATAATAATGTTCTTTGTTATTATAATTATATATTATTCTTTCTGGTTTATATATTATGTCAGTTTCATCTAATAATTTATTATTAAAAATAAAATCTAAAAAATTAGGTTCATAACCACGTAATTTTATTATAGTACCTGATGGTAGGGTATAATCTTTATTTTTACCCGAGCTACTTATAATTTTTCTCTGAAATTCTTCACTCTTATTACGTTCTATCAAGACTTCCCTTTTTGTACGTAAATTATACCCCAATTTTAATAAAAATTCTCTGATTTTAATACTAGAACAGTTAAATATTTTACTTATTTCTGTCAAATTTTTACTATCTATATAGTAATATTTTGTAATCATTTCTAAATGATCATTTAAATCAATATAATTATTAGTTTTATAATTATACTCAATCGAACGGAAAAAATTTCTCAATGCGTCTGGACTACAATTAAATTTTTCGGCAACTATTTCTAATCTTCGACATTTTTCGTATATTTCAATTATATCATCTTTATGATCAATTAACTCTTCCTTATATTTTTTAATTTCATATTTTGCTATACGAATATTATGTCTTTTTAAGAATCTTTTAATTACATGTATAGATGTCTTGCAAATTTCCGCAATCTCCTTTCTGGTTTTGTTTTCATCTATTAGTGATAGAATTAAATTTGTATCTAATTTATCCGTTTTACGTCTCTTATTAAAATACTCTGTTCTATTATCTATCAATCTTATATTGTTATATTCGAGAAATTTGGAAATAGGTTGGTATTTATTTAAGTTCAAATATTTTGCTATTTCAGGTAAAGATTTCCCTTTATTATACATTTCAATTATAGGAATTATATGTTCTTCTTTCAATGTTCTATTTCTGGGAGGAATTTTAAATTGTGTCATACGATTATTTAGATTCCTACGAAAAACATTGCAAGTGCATTATAACCATTCAGCCGACATAGAATCCGGGCGGAGAATTCCCATGACGATACTGATCTCTTAATTCTGCAAGCAATTCTTTTTGCTTTTCTTCACCTTTTGCTACCAAATCAGCACCTTGTAAAGTTGCTCCACCATATAATGTTACTCCACCAAAAGTATTACGAATACGACCAAGAGTTGTCATAGCCAAGGCTAATACATATTCTCTTATCCAATACGAACTTAATATTTGTTCAACAGGTGGTTCCAAATAAACTCCAACAATATAACATTGCATTGATCTTGGATTAATTGTTTGACCTCCTGAACAGCATGAACTTGAATCAAATGTTGTACTGTTTGCAGGTTCAGGCATTAATTTCAAAAGTTGTGTTTTTGGATTAAATTGATATGAAACATATCTCAAAATCTTTTTGGAATGTTCTACAAAAGAACGTGCCATGTGATATGTTAATAAATCATAACCTTGTTTTCCAAGCATGTTTCTATTGCCCATTAAATCATAACCAAAAGTATTTGCCATTAATGCATAATCAAAATTAAATAATAAATCGCCACCTCCACCAAAATAACCTCCTTGGCTAGAAGTGTCTGCATTGAAAACACCAAGAACTTTTCTTTTGCGATTAATAAATGGATCAACGTTACTACTTAAAATTGTGGTAACTGTTCCAACTTCTGTAATTGTAGAACATTTTTGGAATGTTACATTTACAGGAACAGGTGCAGGCGTTGTTCGTACACAATTCCCTAAAGAAGGGTTATAAAGCGAAAAAGTAAATCCATTGTTTTCCCATTCACAATTCTGAGAATATAAGATTTCTACCGGAGGTTTATAATCTTTGAAAAATTGTACTTTCTTTAAGAATAGTGGTCCATTTGTTGAAAATGCACTATTGCATAAGGTAAAGGTTCCAACAATTCCATCATTACTATTCAACGGAATTGATCCATCAGTTGTACAAGACGGAACACCAAATAATTTTAAATGCGTTTGTTGAGAAACGTCTCTTGATGAAACTGATAATTCTGATGTTTCTAAAGGAGATAATCCATATTGTGCAGAAAGTGGTACGCAAGAACTAATTAAATTTGTATTACAATTAGGAAAAACTATTCCTCTTCCAGCACCAATATTAATACATGCAGACACTGCTGGAACTGTAAAAGAATTTTCTGGATAAAATGCAGATAATGGAAAATAACTAATTGGAATTGCTGAGATGCTATTTTCTAATGCAGACAACGGAACATTAGAAAATCCATAAGTTTCTACGTCATATGAAACACTAGATAATACATTTATTAAAATCGGGTTTGTGGAGAAATCAAAAGTAACCCCTGATAAATTTGGGTTTGAAGATAGTTTATAATATTCACTATTGATCGGATTAATTGTAATACAATTTGCTGCACAAACTTCCATTGCATTCCATGGATTTTCCGAGTCAAATGTTAGATAGAAATTTTGGCCACTAACTCCAGAAAATTCTAAATTATTTGGATTAGAATAATCATATGATGAAGGATAAACAAAAGGAGAAACTGATAAGTATGCACTTGCAGTTTCAATCGTTTGACATTCTAAGCGACTAGATGTAACAGTTTCAATGCTTGTTGTTGTATAACAATGTTGTGGATTACAACCAACATTTATTAAATCATCAAGTTTAACTCCGCAACTTCTTTTATAAGAATTAGAGCAGAAAACTAAATATTCTTCTTCACGATTTCCTTCAAATTCTGTAAAATCTTCTACTGCTTTGTCAATAATATGTGCCCATTGCTCGTCAGTAATTTCTACAGGAGCACTAGGCCAACCGAGTAAGGATTTAGTTCTATAAACTAAGTCCGCATATGTTGTTATTCGTGGATTTAAGTGAGTGCTGCCAAAACCTTCTGGTGCCGTAGAGTTCATATCTTTATTTATTGGAATAAGTAATTAAATAAAAGAATGAGCAACTTTCAAATTTTACTAGAAAAAGATTTACGTCCACAATTAATTAAAAGAGGATTACCCCAAGAATTAGCTGATTGGGCACATGATGTTAGTAACAAATTTTCAGGATTTGTCGCAAATGTCGCATTTTTTGACGATAATCAATATCTTAATGATCATTATATAAAATATCAAAGTTATTTGTTAAGATTAAATGCTATTAAAAATGTTATTGAAAATTTATTTGAGAATCCAGTTAAACCTAAACTTCCGGTTAAGCCTAATACCCTAACATTAGCAAATGCAAATGATTTATTAAATGAGTTAGCATATATTATGGATTGGGCAAATGATCCGGAAAGAACTGATAAATCAAATATAGCTAATCTTTCTTGGAGCGAAGCTAAACAAAAATCTGACGAGTATCACGAAGAACAAGCAAAAAAAGCAGATAATACAAAAACATTAGAAATAAAATCTCATGAAAAAGTAATCTTCAAATTTCCAGATGGATTTTATTGGTTAAATCTTAATAGGAGTTACTGCCGTGATGAAGCAGATGTTATGGGACATTGCGGAAATGCAAGTGAAGGAGAAAAATTATATTCTTTAAGAGATCGACAAGGAAGACCATATATTACTGCATCGTTGAATAAAGACGATGAAATGTGTTCACAAATATACGGAAGAGCAAACACAACCCCTCTTGAAAAATATCATGAAAAAATATTAACACTGCTTGGAGAATTAAATATTACAAAAGTAAAAAAACAATCATATGGAGAAGGGTCTTTAGACGTAGAAGAAGATATTAGCGACGGTTTAAAAGAATGGTTTGAAGACAAATATAATTATTATCCGTCAAAAGGGGGCATCTCAGATGCAGATATTAAACGAGGAGATGAAATTATAAATGATGTTAATAACAAGATTCTATATAGCGGAGTACACATAGATCATTCAGATGAATATATCAGTGCATTTATAAATGGATTTTTGAATTTTCCATATTTGGAAACAGACGAAGATTTTTGGGAAACTGATTTAGGAAAAATTATAAGTGAAAAAGTAGACGATAAATTTTATAATTTTGAAGTGAATGACTATGGGGCAAGTTTTAGTGGCTCGGATAATAGTCCATCATATGATGGAGAAACTGATAACGGCTATGATTCTAATGGAGGATCTTATACTAATTATATTGATTGGGTTCGTGCCGTTGCAACAGAAGCAAAAGATTTTAATGATGAAATAAAAAAATTAGTAGATGACGTTTTTGAAAACTTTTTCTTTTCTAATGAAACTGATGATGAAGAAGATGAGGATGAGGACACTCCAAAAATTCCCAAAAATACATTATTATTCTTACAAAGTTTTAATAATTTTAAATCAGAAATTTCTAAACAACAACCTAGAGATCATTATTATGATTTAAGTTGGACGTTCGCGGAAAATTTAATTGCTTCAATACATTTATTCAAAAAAGATGAATGGCTTGGTAGCACACCGGTAATTAGTGAAGAGTCATTATCAGAGTTACAAAATTCAATCAAGAATACGTTGAAAAAAACTTTTGAATATGAAAATAGCACATTTTTACACAATCCAGAAACCAATGCAAGTATTATAGATCGCTTATCTTCCAGTGAACTAGAAGAATTTATCAACAAATTAGATGTAAAAGTTAAACAAAACGTTGACCGAGGATATAATAGATATAAACCCTTATTAGAAATAGATATACAATTAATTCCTATTAATGATAATTCACAAAAAGAATGGTTAAATTTATATTATACCCAAAGAGTGTCAGAAGCAATAGAACATACAATTGACAAATTTTATAATAATATTTCTATTAAAAAAGAAAATTATTCTTTTATGAAATATTATAATTTTAAATATAATTTATTAGGTTATTAACCTCTTGCAGAGGTATTATACAATCTCTGGGATTTTATGCAAGTTATTTTTTATTTTATGTTGTTCTAATAAAGTTGCAAAAGTCTCTTTATTATAAAAATAATAATGAAAACTTTCGGATTTTAATATATTACGTTTTCTACTTTCTTCCATTGCAGTATTTATATCTCTCTTCGTGAATATTATGGGATTGCCCCTAAGCAGTATTTTCCCGCCGATTGTCTCGGATATTCCTTCTAGAGAAGTGAGTTTATTATCGCTACAATTAAAATCTCCATTTATAGATATTGCAGAACCTTTTAAATTAGTTAGAAGATTTGAACGACAATATAATTCGTTTAAATATTTTGGACATCCAACTAAAGAAGTTAAACTGTTATCGGAACAATCTAATGTATCTCCTATAATTTTTGCAATACCTTCTAAAGAAGGTAGATTCATATTCCTACATATATAACTACCATGGACTTCTTCTGGACCATTATTCAGATTTTTCAAATTATTACTGCTACAATTAAAACTTCCCAAATCACCCCCGTGTATATACTTTGGACAGTTTTTCAAAGTTAGTAAATTGCATGAGCTACAATCGAAATAATTAACGGTATCTGGAATATTATCGGGTAGTTCGAATAAATATTTACATCCAGTTAATTGTATAACTTTATGCTCGTCTTCTATTGCATCTGCTATTAATTTATATGCTCTTTCATAACTCTGTTTATGTATTTTTTGAATAGTAGTATTGTTCTTATCTAGGATATTAAACTGATATTGATGTTCCCTCATCAAGTCAAGAATACTTTGTTCTCTATTTTTTAAATAATTCGTTAATATACTTCCTCCTTTATTTCTGATCGAATCTACTTGGAGAGGCGTTAGGTTTGGTCCAACACTAACATATTCATTTATCAAGTTCCATAATTTATTACTTTCTAAATACACATAAATATCATCTATTAAAGTAATTCCTGATTTTAGAATTTGCTGTTTGTAATCTTCCGGAAAGGTTTGGAATTTCTCCAAAGATTGATCCTGACGGAATCTTTCGACTGCTCTGATTATATCTTTTTCAGTTTCTGAAAGCGGATTATTGATGAATAAATTTTCATATTTTTGTAAAACCGGAAATTGGCTAACTATATCATTCCATGTTGTAGATTTTGTATGATTATCGGCAAAGGTCCATTCAAAACCTTGCTGAGTTTTATCTAACACCATTATATGATGAACATCTTTTTTGGGAATTTTTTTAAAGAATATAAAATAAAATGAGGAATGTTTAGATAGTCGATATGAATTATACATATTACCACCAGAAGGACGAGAAATACAAAAGGAATACCCATGTCCATATTTTACACAATTCTTTTGGCTTTCTGATTTATAAATAATTACATTTTCGTCTTCTGCTATTTTATTCTCATCATGTTCACTAAATTGTATTTCGCTAACTTTAGATGACTTTTTTAATGTGTTTAGCGTTTCGATATGATCCAAATGTTCAGACCACGATAAAAAATTTTGGAATTGTAACGGAGATTGAACTTTTAAATTTCTATTTTTGAATAAATAATACTTTCTAAAATAAGATTTGATATTATCTAAATCCGAATTCTCTTCTTTTAAAAAACGAATTATAAACGGAATATCTCCTTTTGAAGGAGTTTGGTCAATTTTCCATATTTCAGTTTTTACTATCTCATTATTTCCAAAAGTTTTATTTAGTAAAGCAGAACTTTCCTGTTTGCCTTCTTCAATTATATCTTGCATAAGATTATTTATTCTTATGTTTGATCGGGAGCAGGTTCGCCCCCACCTTGTGGTGCATCACCAGTTGTTCCCGGTGCAGGAGGTCCAAATGCAGGCAAGTTTGTATCTGGAGATCCTAAATCTGGACCACCTCCATCTGCGCCTCCAGCGCCCCCTGCGCTAGGGGTTGGTAAACTTGGTCCTCCCATACCACCCAATCCTCCACCCCCACCTTCTGCGCCCAATGCGCCCGTTTCCATAGTGCCTTGTAATTCCTCCAATGCTTTCTCACGGAAGTCTGGACCATTTTGTTCAATTTGTGCAAGTTCCCAACGGAATGCAGCATCCTTTCTTAATAAATCAAGGTTGGCTAAAATTTCTTTGTCACTCCATCCAAGATATTTCTTTAATGCAAGAGTATTTGAAACAAAATCGTTTTGACTCATGTTATTAAAATTGTCATATTTTAATTGGAAAATTTGTTGTTCTCTTAGTGCAAAAAACTGACTAGGTTCCACAAATTTTACTTGCAAATCTTCTTCCCGTAAATCATATTGTTCCCACCATGAAGTCATGTCGTTTTTAACATCATTCAAGTTGTTTTCTTGTTCTTCAATTATAGATATTTGTTCTGATAAATTTTCGAAGTTTTCTAGGTAAACTTTTTTCTGAACATCAACTGTTTCAAAAATATATCCTGTTTCTATTCCAGAAATTATTCTTTCGCAATTTTCCAATTCTTCCATAATAAGATTTTTCTTATTTTGTAATTCTTGGAAATTTTCTTCAATTTTATCGTTGATCTCTTCACATACCATGTCATAATAATCCCAACATTTATTATGGAAATTGTCTTTATAAATTTGCGATACTTGAAAACTATTTGCTGGTTGTTTTTTATCTATTACATAATCAATGTTTAACTTTTTCGCAGTTTGTAATAGTTTTTTACCTTTTAATTTCAAATGAACAATAAACGATTTTTTAATTGCTGCTGCCCATAATTTTTGCATGTTAATAATATATTCTGCAAAACATAATTCTTCACGGGTAATACTTTCACCATCTGAAAATGCGGTTTCTGAATTTAAACGTGAAAGAGGAACTTTTAAACTTTGATACAATTTTTGTACAAAAAAGTTTAATATTTCTAAATTGTCTGGACTTGCTTTTCCTCCTCCAACACTTTTTACATCACTAGCCTTTCCACCTTCACGAACAGGAAACCAATAATTCTCCAACATGCCTTGTGGATCATAAACATTTTCAATACGTCCATCTTGTGCAATAGTTTTTTTGCTCCAGAATTGACTCATTAAACGTTTCATGTATTGTTCTGCTTTACTTGGTTGCATGTTTCCTACATCCACTGTAAACACTAATCTTTCAGGAGCACGAACAAGCATGTATATAACAGTTGCATCTTCGATTAATGACAATTGACGATATGGACGATGTGCATATGATAAAACGGGTAGTTTATATTTTTTGCCGTCACTCCATTGATTATTTGCAACATAAGTTAGTTGCTTTTCGTTCATAAACAATATTTGATGTTTATTATTGGAGCCATATGAACTTTGTGCAGTAAAATTCCCCCATTGAAACGGATACATATCAGGAGATTTTGCTCTTAATAAAAAGCAATCAATTAATTCGTTATCTAAATCATAATATAATGGATCACAGCGTTCGGCAGCAATTCTAGTAACTCCAATTATTCCTAATTCGGGTTTTTGCATGGATACAATGTTTTCAAAAAATAATTCTCCTTCGACCAACCAATCACGAATAAATCTTGATCCTTTTTCATCAAATTTAAATATTTCAATAAATTTATAAAATTCTTCTTCGATAAGAGTTTTGACTTCACTATTATGATCCCCGTTTAATCTTAATTTTAAGAAATGACCTTTGTCATCATCTTCGAAAAATTCATTGCATATTTCTGTTAATGCTCTTTCGACTTCGCTGAAATTTGACATTGAACGATAATCATCAATTCGTCTTTTTTTATCATCTGATGATGAATTATACATTAACTGATGATAATACATATTGGAGATTTTTGACCCTCCGTTAGCATTTTCTAAATCATAGTCATATTTGTTAGTTACCGATAATCTTTGAACTCTTTTTTCTTTTGATAATGATGAATTGTCGAATATTTCGTAGCGATCATTCTTTTTTTGTACATCATCATCACCGAAAAAACTTCGGATATGAGGCAAAGATTTTATCAAACGATCAGTTGAATTCATAATTTTATTTATACTGTGGGGTGCGTTATTCAAACTTTATCGAATTTAATATGGTATTAGCCGGAATGAATTTTTCGATTTCTTCCTCAATGTAATTTTTAACAACGGTTCTAATGTTTTCGTCATTTGAAAAATTATTCACTTTGATATTAAAGTAGTTGGATTTAAATCCTTTGTATCGGTTCAAATGAAATGAATCAATTTCTTCAATCATTGTAATTTCAGGAGTTTTAATATAAAGATTAATTGGTTTCCAATTAGAATAATAATGATTTAAAGACAAATTAAGCATTTCAAAATCGTTTAATGTTTTATTATATAATTTAATATCGCTAATTTCGCCGTTAAAAAATCCTGTTCCTAAAATTGATTTTTCTAAATTTTTTGCACCTAATTTTCCGCTAATTCCTCCAATTATAAATGGAGTAGATTTGTAACTATAATCTATTTTATAATTCCCTGTTAAGGTTTTAGAATTTTGTAAAAGACCATTTACATATAATTTAATTATTGTAGAATCTCTTTTATACTCGGTGGAAAAAGCTAAATGTGTCCACTTGTCAGCATATTTAGTTGATGAGTGCAGTTGAATTATTTTTTTGGAATCTCCGCATTTCAAACCTAATTTTACAGAAAATGCGGGATTTTGCTGACTAATAATTTTGTCGTCCACAATTTCATATTTTCTTCGGCAATCAAAGCCGCAGAAATCACCTTTTATATTCAATTGAAATTGTGAACATTGTTCTCCCACAAATAATGGAACCAAATCAATTCGTCTAACTACTCGACCATTTTCATCCAATACAATAATATATTTTCCAGCATTGAATATTACCCACAATTCCAGCGTTTCAGAGTTATTTTGATATTTTTTGACAAAGCCCATTTCTGCACTAAAATCATTAAAGGATAAATCAAGAGATTTAGTGAATAATATTTTCCCATTACTATCTAATTTAATTATTTGATTATTTTGTAAAACCCATATATTATCATAATTATCTATTTTTACAGTAGTCGGTTTGTCAGTAAAATGTAAAACTCGTTCTCCGTTTATGAATAATGTTGGTCCAACAAACTTGACAATTTGATTTTTACTATTAACTGTAAAGAATTCCGCAGAGTCAAATAGCACATTATCATTTAAGTCAATATCAAAATTAGAAATATATGAGGAAACAGAAACTGTTGATAATGAGTTACCACTAGAATCAAAAGAAGATAATGTTTTTGAATAATTATCAAATAAGAATACTGAATTATTAGAATCACATTCTATTTTAGTAATGTCTGCGGTAGCAGGTAATTCAATAGTAGTAATAACCAAATCATCATTTTCTATTTTATAAACATTAGAGTTTAATGAATCGTATATCCAACGATTACCAAATAAATCAGTTTTAATGTAATCTATATCTATAGCTGAAAGATTTAAATCATTTTTCAAATCTTTTTCAAAAACTTTATATCCTTTATAATTTAATGCAAATAAATTATTAGATTTCGTAGGAATGGATATTAAATTATTAGGAGTTCCTGTATTATAAAACAAACCATAACCAGATTCATTATTATAATTTCCAAAAAATTGAGAATCCACATTCTTATTCCAATTATTAGAGAATGCCCATAAACCAAGCGTTAAATTGCTTTCTATGAATAAATTATCTTCAGGTGGAACGTGTGCATGAACTGTTCCATCTAATTTTAATGAATTGGATGATAGTGGATAATTGCCTACAACATATCCAATAATTTTTCCATCATCTGATTTGAAATTTTTATTCCAACTACTAAAAGATAATTGTAGATTAGAAGAAAGAGAATTAACGAATGTATAGTTTCTTTCACTTCCATATCTTAAATACACAAACTTTTCTTTTTCTGAAAGAACTTTATTTGATGAAACATCAAAAACATACGTAAAAGAATTGGAAGAATTGTTCTTTTGTGAGATAAATGCATTTCCTTGTGTTACAGTATTTGGATCATACCATCTTTCCATCCATATTTTTTCTGAATCTGGATTTACGTTTTGTGATGATAACCATAAACATAAAAGCGTTCCATTATTAAAAACATTTTTATTTTCTGTTCCGTTATTAGTATATTTTCCATATTCACTAGTATCGAAAAAGATAACATCAGAATTTAATGGACAATTTCCGCCAAATGCTCCATTTTTGATAAATTCACTATTTTGGATTTTAACATCAGGAATATTATAAGAATTGAAAACTGTGTTATATTTGTCGGGAATTATTTCTACAGGTATTTTATCAATTCTAAATTGTAAAAATATTGAATCATTTAAATCATAAATCTTTTCATATTTTTTATAATTTTCAGTTGTAGAATATTGTTCATCATTTATACTAATTTTTGTTTTTAAAGGAATTAAATTAAAATTAGAATCACGGTCAATTATTCCAAGAAATTGTGTATTATCAAATGCAGAAGATGTTTGAGAGAAATTATTAATTACCCAATTATACTTGGTTGTAAAATCTTGAAACTTGGAACCATAATACTCTCCTCCGTATCCTTGAAGAGAATTCATATAACATGATAATTGTGTTACACTTGTTAAAAATGTAAAATAACTATCTTTAAAATAGAGAGATGTTACATATTTAGAAAACTCTGGATATGACAAATCAAGACTAGTCGAATAATCAGTCGTTTCTACACTAGATACTCTTCGGTCGCTATTTATAAAATTCAGAGTTTCTGATTTATAAATTGAACTTAATGCATATACAAGAGTAGCAGAAATTGGTTCGGTCATTTTAATTATTTACTGTATGAGAATTAGTAAATTAATTGATAATATGTTTTATCCCATGCACTCAATGGTTTAACACCTTCGGTCCAAGTCTTATTCCATGTACTATTTGGGTACTCATTAAATACTCCTCCCGCAGAGTTTCCTACTGGAAGACCAAATGTTATTCCTCTAGTATAAGATGCTATGCTGAAATACCCAACTGTTGGGAATCTTCCTTTGTTAGGAATTGTTGCGATATCTTGTCCATAAGGTAAATCTCTTATTGCATATTGAGCATAAGTTGCTACATTTCTTACATCCAAACAAGTCATATAATTATTAGGATAATTCATAGCAGCATACAATGATTCGCCTTCAAAAGTTGTTCCTAATGCGATTAATGCACTATAACGGAATAAGTATGAACCTAATCCTCTATACTGCACTTGTATAGGCCAAATACCTGGTCCCGGAACTCCACCCGGAAGTTGATAAGGATGAAATCCAGAAGTTGCTGGTACAAATGCGGCATCTTTAAATTGGTTAACATATCCAAAAGTTTCGTTAAGCATTTGATATGCTATGGAAGGTGGAGCAGTTTGTGGCATAAATTGCGGATCACCATTTAAAAATTGGTCTGCATCTTTCATTTTTGCATCCATTAAACGGGTACTATCAATATTACTAATTCGAACCATTTCTGATCCATTATTATTAGTTCCAACATATATTCCAATTCGCATTCCTTCTAAGTGGATATTTTCCACTGTAGTTCCTACTCCACCATATAACATAATTCCGATTAAAGGCCAAGTACGAGCATATGGATAATTTACGCTGCTAACAGTTACACTTCTTGCAGTAGTACAATCAATAGTTCCTTCTTTTACTTTACAGGAAAAAGTGTTTTTATTTAGGAAAATTGGAATTGATCCTCTTCTTCCAGATTCTTTTATCCAGAAATTTTGAATAGATAATCCGTTTACCATACCACCATCTTGTTTATATACTGCACCCGAATCACTATTATTAAATTCATCATACATACCACCTCCAATTCCCATTCCAGAGAATCCTTGAATATCAACATCTTTAATTAGAGTCAATTCTTCAACAGATGCAACCCAAGAAATACCACTAATACGTTTTGTAGGATTGTTTATCATTGCCCACGTTCCAAGTATTGTCATTCCCTCAACACCACTCCAATACCGAGCATATGCATCAGTCGGACCCCAATAATCAGGAATTCCTCCACCAATCCATATAATTGCATCCGCATTTTCAACAGTATCCATTTCAGAATCTGCTGTTATAGGAGATGCAATACCACCATCCGTTCCAGTAAAACTCATTCCGCTTAACACAAATGAAGTTGTACTATCTGCTCCTACAATAGCCCATTCTCCCGAATATAAAGGAGAATTTGTTATTCTTACTCTTCCACCTGATAAAAAGTCTAATGAACCACCTTGAGTTGTTAAAAATCTCACGCCATTTGCTACAGGACCAGCACTAGTAAAGAATGTAGTTCCTTGATATTTAATAAAATCATTCCAATAACGGAAACGAGTAGTGGATTTCCAAGTAAAAGAAGTCCATAATTTACTAGCATGTATTCTTGTTGCTCCTGATCCTGCTCCTTTAAAACGAATTGCTAAGTTTGTACCATCTAACGGTCTTCCCACATAATAATCTCCTGCTGCAAAGCTAATAGTTCTACCAATACTAAATGAACTATTAGCAGTTCTTATTGCACAATTTATAGCAATATCATGTCGTCCGTCATCTACATTACTTCCTTGTAATCCCCACCATTCAGGGTATAATTCAGAATTTTTAAATGTTCCTAATATATCTCCTGCACTCCAATTGTCAAAAATTTGAACACGACTTGCTAAAACTTCACCTTGTATAAATAAACGTACTGCACCGTTTCTGACAAATTTATATCCATTGAAATTGATTGAACAACGACGTGGAATAGTATAATCTGCTACAGTGTTATCAAAATATATGTCTGCTCCTAAAATAATAGTGTTAACACTAGGATTAGCAACCGCAATCTTTAATTCACTGTAATTAGCAACAAATGCGTTTGAACCTCCTGACCAATAAGTTGATAATGCTAATATCTGAGTAGACAAGGTGTTAACATTTGAATAAACCGTTGTACTTTTTTCTAAATTAGTAAAAGATATTCTCGCAAATCCTTGAGCACCGGATAAAGAGTTATTTTTTCTTATTAATATCTGATCGCCAGATGTTAATGCTGACGAACTCTGGAGACTTGAAAAGTTTACTAACTGAGACATATAATTTTATTTATCCTTTCTATCTTTTTATGCAATTATGTTCCGATAAGTCCTAAAGAGTTTTTTTCTATTTTTACTGAATAATCTGCTCCTAGTGTAGTGGTTCCATCATCAAGTGCAAATATTTCTGAAAAATCGAGAAATGTAAAAATATACGGATCATAGTTAAATTCATCATCAAGTAATTTTTTGAAAATTCCTTTATAATTTCCAAATGAATAATGAATAGTTCCATCAAGTATTTCGTTTAAATCTATATTCTTAGTTTTATCATATTTATATACATCATACGAAGACAATTTAACTTTGTCTTTATACACAGTAAAAACCATTTTATTAATAAAGGCAGAATCACTATTTTCTGTTTGAAATGCAATATATAATTTATTTTTACTAAACTTAGCAACTGGAATTGAATTTGTTTTAAATGTATAATTTGAAAATGAATTAAATTCAGTTATATCTTCAAGTTTGGGATAAACAGGTTTTACAGAATGAGAATTGATATTATAATTATAAATCAATGGAATCGTATTACCATTATTCATTTTTCTCGTTCCAACTAATAATACATTTTTATATCTTGAATCTAAAAATGAATCTATATAAAAATTGCCGTTTGTTTCATATGGATTGTCACTTCCAGTATCACCAAAATTCACAGTTAATCCATTTTTAATTTTTTCAATACTTTCTGTATTATAATCAAAAGAGGTTTTTTCAATTAAGATTAAATTATAATTTTTGGAATTATCTTTCACTTTTAAATTAAAGAAAAAAGAATCGAAAAATACTTTTAAATCTTGTACTCCTTGGTTAGTATATGAGTTGGTTAAGATTTCAGCGAGTGTGTTCATACTCTTTATTTATACACTTTCATAAGAACCCCCGACTATTATAGCATCACCTGCATTCCATACAACAGGCGTTCCGCTCATAACTGGAATAGAAGTTGCTCCAGTGTTGTTATTAACTATAATTGAAAATTTATCTGTTAAACCTGCATACGTTCCGACGCCTGTACCTTGATACCATCCAAAACCATTATCCAATAATGCAGCATTTAATAAAATAGCATCCGGATTAACTGCACTAAAAGGTAAGCTAAATCTCCATACTTGACCTGGTGAACCATATGTAGTAGTGCTTCCTGCACTCCATTTTATGTTTACAAAAACAGTTTTCCCTATTTTTCGACATCTTCCTAGTAATGTTCCGTCGCCAATTACAGGGGATGTTCCTCCTGCTGCCGTCCATTCTACATTATATGCTGACCAACTTTGATTAGCAATACTAGTTAAATCTGATTCAATTCCATCAGCAGTTTTAGCATATATTTTATTATCAGTTTTAGCAAATAATGCTACATTACCCGATGTAGGAGTTGTTGAATTATTAGTTCCCTGAAATACTATTTGATTACTAACTGCGGCAATTCCTGATACACTAAATCGTGCATTATTTAAAATAGGAACATTACAACCAACATTTACTGTGGAATTTACCACCACAAATGTATTTGTATTCACAGTTCCCATTGTTATTGTATCATTTGCATCTGACCTTACTTCAAATATAGGCAATCCTGCAACATCATTAATTGATAATAATGTTCCAGTTGTTTCTTCTGTAACACTATAAATTATTCCGCTTCTACCTTCAATAGACATTCGGTTTGTACTAGAAGTGGTAGGAACTTTAGAAACTATATTTAATCCTCCAAAATTATCAAAAACTAAACGTGAACTTGCAGTTAATGAAGGAAAAGTTGATGATCCTGCGGAGTCATTACTAAAAGATATAATTGCAGAAGCAGGAGAAATTAAAAGGTTAGCCATTTTAATTATTTATTCTCTATTTTAGAGATTGTAACGGATTCTTCCTGCATTATAATTTTGAAGAATTTCTGCTGGAGATAATATTCTGTTATATATTCGGAAAGATCCTGCATACAATGTTGCCCACGATCCATCATTTCCGTTATATCTACCTAATTCTCCAATTCCACTATTGAATGTTCGGAATCCTACTCCTTCTGTTCCTGCAATTTGTGATAAACTTTGAGATATTCCATTAATATAAATTTTATTATTAGTATATGACACATCACTACGCATTTCAAATACATAATGTTTCCATACTCCGTTTAAAGAAGCATTGGAACAGCCATATAAATCACTATTTCCTGTGTTAAAGCCTATAGCATTTAATCCACCATGATTCATAACACTATAAAAATTCCAAGAAAAAGGAATGTATACACTTCCAGCAAAATTAAACCGTGCCCATAAATCAATTGTTGCAACTGTTGTTAAATTTGGAGCATAGATGCTGGCATAATCATTTGATCCATCAAATAAAATATAACTGCTATTGAGATTTAATGCACTTCCATTATTATAAGTTGGACCTCCGGATAAAGGCACATTATTCCCTAAACCGCTTCTATCATACCACGTTGCACCAGTTCTTGGATATGATCTCGGATCTTCTGCATCTAATGCTAATACTAAACCATCAGAGACTATACGAGGATTGATTATTAAGGACATGGTAATTCAATTTGTAATTTTGGGACATCTTTTCTTTCTCCACAAATAATAAAATTATATTCACCCTTTACTCCACCAATTTTTATAAATTTGTTATTTTGCTCTTTTACAACAAGATTTTGAAATTTTCCAACTGGTGTTAAAGTAACTGTTACTGAATCTTCATGAACAAGATTTTCCCAATAATCAGGAAGAATTAATATTTTATCTGCACTCTTTCCTCTGTATATAACTCCCCATTCTGGAGATTCTACTGCACCGTGTTGTAAATTCTTGGTTTTATCATTTGGATGAGGAATTAAGAATGCTTTAGTTGATGCAGATAAATGACCACCTACCGAAAGTGAATTCGGAACTGTTGCATTTTGATTAACTTTGAATGGTAATAAATTAACTGCCATATTATTATGTAGTTGTACCTGAATAAACCGCAGTTCCATCAATTACTACATTTGTATTATTGCTTACTGCTGAAACTGCTAAAACTATATTACCCCCTGACGAAAATAAATCGACATCCACTAATTGTGATGTTCCTGTTCCATCTACAATTCCATACACTGTACCTTTTATAATGTCTAGACCTGTATTGCCTGTTCCTAATACATTAAACACTGTATGAGAAGTTGTTCCTTGAATTAAGGTAACTGTCATATTAACGGATTGAAGATTTGTTTTAGGGAAAGTTGCAATGTTATTTCCGCTAATATTAGCAATTCCTACAAAAGTATCACGGCGAGTATGATATCCTCCGGTGTTATTTATACGTAACTCCGGAACTGTCATCCAGAGCGAACTATTTGTTATACTAACGCTAATTCCATCATCTAATAATACACTATCACTTAATGCATTAGTTCCACTTGCTTTAGGAATGCGTCCAGAGGTCATACTTCCATTCACTAATGTTGACCCCCAAATTCTAGAATCTGCATTTCTTGCACCTAACGTTCCTCCAGTTCCACTTACCACAAGACTATTAGATGTTGAATTGGACGGCAAACCTGATAGAGTAATGTTTGATGCTAATATATTTCCGCCAACATTTAATAACTGAGTGGTAGTGGTCGTCCCTATACTTACTATTCCATTATTATTGAATAATATTTGTCCTCCTTCTGCATCAACAAATTGTGCTAATGGTGTAGAACCTGATTGACGAACAAATAATGCAGGACCAGTGCCAGTGTTTACAACAGATAATGCACTAGTCAATGATACCATTGTATCTAAAAATGTTAGATTTCCTTGAACGGATAAATTACCCGCAATTGTTGCATTATTACTGATTAATATATTAGCAAATGTAGGTGAGTCAGTAGTACCTAAATTAGTAAGATCAATAGTGTCAACTCCTCCATTTATTGCATTTATCTGTAATAGTCCTTGAGTGCCTGAACCTATCGAAGTGATAAATTGTCCTGAATTTGAATTATAACTAGTATATACACTATCCCATCTAGTTGAAGAAACTGATAATACGTTTAGTGCTATGTTTGAAACGTCCCCCGATCCATTCGCTGAAAAAGATCCTGTAACATTTCCTCCTGCAAATGTAAAAGTTCTGGAATTAGCCCATGTACTTGCAGTAGTTGCATTTCCAATTAATGCACCCACAAAAGTTGTTGCACTAACTGATCCGAAAGTCGGATTAAAACTAACTCCAACGGTTACTGGTCCTCCAGTTGGTTTATATGCTGCTGCACCTGTTAAATTTGATCCAAATGTCAACATCGAATCACCTGTAGACCCTGACAATGCCGCAGAGAAAATAGTTAATAAGTCAATACCACCTGATAAAATTTTACCAGTTGTATTCATTCCCGTTCCATCAGTACCCGGTGCGAAAAAAGCACCTTTTTCACCATATATTCTACCTTTGGTACGAAAATCATTCGTTAAATTTATTGCCATAATTATATTTACTTATATATTCAAAAGAAATTCGTGCGGATTCCTTTGAACGTTTTATCACTCATACTTCCAATTAAACTAATTGCAGTCAATGAAACAATTGTTCCATTTGTATATCCTCCATATTCTACCATTGCATTAGTTGATGTGAATAATGTTCCGTATTCTGAAACTGCTACTTCTATTCCATCACTAAGAACATTTATTTCACTATAATGAGTTTTATTCAAAACAGCGTCATTTACTTCGATTGTATATTTGCATGACTTGAATTCATTTAAATTATATGAATCAACTGTTCCATAATTAACTAAAGTTGATGTAAAAAATGGAGAAATTGGACGCAAATTCATTTCCAAATAATGAGTTGTGCTACTTCCATCAGAAGTTGCCAACATATAAATTTTTCCATTTGCTAATTTAATTGTTGAACTTTGTTTTACTATATTCGGATTCCATTCGTATGAGATATATTCTTGAAGAGAATTTTTCGTGCTATCAATATTAGAATATAATGTTTCGTATACAACAGTTGAAACAGTGTTTGTTGTAATAACATTATTATTCCAAATTGCAGAATATGATCCAATTATTGTGTTTAATCCAGATATATCAGTTGCACTAGGAGGCACAATTCTCCAATCCGTCGAATTACTTCCAATTTTTTCGTATCGAATATATGGTCCGCTTCCAACAGAATTATCTAAAAAATAAGAACCTATTGATGCATTCTGACCACTAATTGTTGGATTAAACGAACCGAAAATAACAACTTGTCTAAGAGGTAATTCAGTTTGTACAAATTCTTGAAAGGTAGCCATAAATTAAATAGTTTCTTGAGTTAAAAACGATGCTGTGCCGCCGATATTCTGATTTACAGCTACACGATCTAAATAAAATATGGCATCTCCATTATTATTTACTACATTTAGTGATGATAAACTAACTATTGTAAATCTTGAAGGAATGTTAATTCCGGTATTAATATCAGGATTTAAGATTGTTCCATTCGGAATTGCTGATAAAGTCACCGTTCCTCGAAAAGATTCATCTCCTGTAACTTTAGATGAATCTGCAACGCGAGTTCCAATTCCAACTGTTCTTGAAAGTGATGAAAATGTTAAAGTTCGAATTACATAACCACCTAATACATAATTAGAATTTCCATTTATAACAGATGTAACAGTATTAGCTTTGTTGGTTGCAACTAAGTTATTCCAATTAAATGTTCCTTTATTATCGGTATCTTGAACTTGTAATGTATTTGTAAAAGTTTTAGCATTTGTGGAATATGTCCAAGAACTTATTAATGTTCCGCCACCCACACTTTCTGTTAATGATGGAGCATTTAATAATCTTTGATTTGACGTTATTGTAATTGTATATTGTTGCGAAGATGTTCCATTTGTTCCTCCGGAACGAAGACGAGAAGACGGTTCAGATACTGTTATAGTTGCAGGAATGTCGGCAATATCAACAATATTATCAGAAGTTGCAGATTTATTATTTTCTTTTCTTGTTACCGTTAAACGATAGTTAGTTACACCACCATCTCCAGCAACATTGTAAGTTCCCGGATTGTTACAAGTTGCGCTTTTATACGAATTATATGTTGAAGAATCTATAATAGTTAAATTGTTATTAGGAGAAGAATAAAAATATATTGGATCATTTCCCTGATTTGAAACAGTTAAAGAAACTGTTGCATTTTCTGTTCCTTTTAATGCAGTTTGTGTATTTGGATAAGTTACGCTAAATGCTCCAAAGGTAGGAGAAACATTATTAACAAAAAGCGTCTCACTACTGATTACATAATCCCCATATGTTCCAAATGAATTTTTTGCTCTCAATCGAACTGGAAGAGTTAGCAAAGAATTAGTAGTTGTTGCAATAGTTATATTAATTGTTGCTGAATTACTAACAGTAGTAATGGAATAATTCTGAGATGTTGATGCATAAATATTATTTGATGCAAAAGTTTGAATTTCCGCCGCATCATCTGAATCAAATTCTACTGTCATGGAAATGGAGTCGCCATTTTTTAATTCAGTTTGAGTTCCCGGATATAATCCAAAAGTTACATTAGTTATTTGCGGTCCAGCACCTAATAAATCTATTCTTAAATTTTTTTCATAATTTTCTAATTTCAGAGGAATTATATTAATTCCGGTTTGTAATAATACTGGAATTGTTGCAGAAAATCTTCGTGTAAAAGAAGTGGTTCCTAAATAATCTATAGAACTTAATGGAACTGCATTTCCGTTGACAAATGGTTGACCCATCCATTTGTCAACAGGTCCATCCCAATGTATTGATAAGTTTGTCGGAGTCGTATCTGTAATTGCAGATAATAAAACCATATTTAAGGGTTTTACTGTAGAATCGTATGTTTTAAAAACAACTCCATTCGAAATATTTGTAGGAATTATTAATGAAGAATTATTAGTAACTGTATTCCATGTACTACTCAAATCTTTAACAACTGAATACGTGTTATCCCAATATCCTGAATTATATGATACAACATTGTATGTACTATCCCAATATCCTGAATTAGAGAATACGATTCCTGTAATGATGGCATCAATACTTCCACTGCTAATTACTAGTGATGATAAACTAACACTGTTTCCATTTGAAATAGAAAGACGAAAATTGGAAGGATTATAAGTTAAATTTTGATACCAATTTGCGGAGTTGTCTTCTACTGTGGTATAAATTGCTTGAAATTCTGTACTATTGATAAAAACCGCACAAACCGCAGATGTAAAATTAGTTATATCTGTGGCTAAATGCGTGTGAGGCATTTTTTTAATTTCTACCTTCTGACAATTTGGAAGCATAAGAGTATTTATAATAAATACAATCTAAGTAACAGTATGGGAATTATACAATCTTTATTATATGTTATAAATCTAATAAAAGAAATGCTCGACTTCATAAAACAAGAAGTCGAGCATTCTAAGAGAGAAAAAGAGAAAAATAAATTAGATGATTTAAAGAAAAAGATCGAAGAAGATGTTAAAAATGGAGATATATCATCAATAAATGATAAAAATCAATTTTAATTACTCAAAGTCTTTTAAATTAAATATTTTAGATTTTTTATGAATATACTGAGTAAATTTTGATGTTAAAAACCAATACCATTTTTCAGGTTTTTCAGGAGTTACATTATTACCATAACCATCAGTTATAATAAACACTGCTTTTGGATACTTGATTTTATCTTTTTTAATAATTTCTTGAATTTTAGATTCTATAATACTAAAACTAGTTCCTCCTCCACCATAAATTCTTTTGGTTTCTAGGGATGTTTCCTCTACCCTTGTATCAAAACAGAATAATCTGATTTTGAATTTTTTAGGATTTAAACTTTTTGCTGCTGCAAAAAATCGGTTTCCTAAACTTATACAAGAACCTGAAGTGTCTAAAAAGAAGAAAACAGAAATCATATCCTTTTCTTTGAAATCGTTGAATATTTTTTGCGATGAAGGCAAATTAATATTATCAGGAATAACGTTAATATAGCGGTTATTAACTCGCTCCCAACGTTCTTCAGTGTCGAGAGTATGCTTTATATTATTATTCTCCCATTTTTTAATAACAGTTTCCCATTTTTTCTTTGTTACTTTTTTAGCATTTACCGAATGATAACTTCCTGTACCCGCTCCAGCAATTTTTTCTAAAGCATCGGACAATTCTTTTGGTATATTTTTTCCAGTTAAATTACCAGATATTAATATATCAGTAATTCCTTCATCGTTCATTTGATTTTTAATTTCTTCCAGTTCTTCATCACTCAGAACAAAGTGTTCATCCATTCTGAATAATTCATTTTTACATGGATTTTTAAGAAGAAGATTAAAATAATATTCAGTAGTTTGTTTTTTAAGAACAGTTATATCTTTGAACACTGTGTCTATCCAACATCCCTTTTTGCCTATTCTTTCGTCTAGTAAGTTTCTATCGAATCCGAATGAATCACATAACATTTCATTAATAACAATATCCGCAGCAACATTAATATCTTCAAATGTTTTTTTATTTAAATGTTCTTTGAATCGAAGACCATGGTCAAAAACTATATGACTCATTTCATGACAAATCAAAAACGATTTGTTATAACTATTTAATGACTCCCAGAATTTGGAATTAATTAAAAATTGAATACTGTTCCCTTCTTGGTCAAAAGAAATTGCCGCAGTTTCTAAGTTTGGAAAATCATCAACTAATGGTTCACCAATATCCCAGAATGCACGAAAGAAATAATGAAAATTTTGTAATTCTTTCGCTATATCTAATTTTTCAAGAATCTCCATAATTATCAGAATATTGGTTCGCGTTGGGAAAAATCAATTCCTGCAATTTGCAATGTGGTTCGTATAGTATTGATTTTTTTCAATAAATCTTCTGGAACTATTGCATGATTAGCTGTTGTTCCTATTGTATCATACAAATCAACAAACTTTTTGAATTTGTCCGCATGATTCAGTTTATGTATATTGTTCATTACTATTTTGACCAAAAGTTTCATTTTTTCAGAATCTAAAGTTCGCGTTGCGAATAATAATGTTGAACCGAGAATATTTTCAAAATTATAATTATTTATAGATTTTATTGTTGCATGTTGCATACTCATTAATGATGATATTACAAAATTAATGATTAAGTAAGGGTTTCCTTTTTCTGCATTAGCAAAACAACGTTCTAATCTACCCAACAATTCTTTTCGATGATTTGTATTCAATTTAATTACGGAAGGATCAAACTCTCTATAAGACAACCATGAGTTGAAATGATAACTATTTGAGAAATTATCACCTCCGGAAGACTTACCTGCTATTTTTGGTAAGTTTTTGGTAACTTCGTCAATTGATAAGAAATTAGTTATCGTTTCATTTGAAGGGACAAATTTTTCTGTTTGTAATATTTTTATTATTGAACCAATTTTATAATTATTATCGGTTTTAATTGCATCATCTACAATATCTTTATAAAATTCATCATTAGAGATGTATTTATAAATTATATAATTTTCGAAATTCGTGTTTCCTTTCATTTCTTGAGAAACAAATTCTTTGTTGATATATTTCCAATATTTCCAATATTTGGAATTTTGTAATTCATTTTTACACTTTAAGAAATTATCATCATTGGATAAAAATTCTTTCATAGCATCGTCAGTTGGATTTTCTAACAATTGCTTAATTTTCACAACAGTTTCGTCAGTTGATAACTGTTGAACTAAATCCCGAACATTAGCAGATTCTGGCAATAGATATTTGATATCCAACCCTTTTAAGAAACTTTCACCAATATAATCAAGACGACGAGGACTAAGAATTTTCAGTGCTTCTTTTGGTTGCTTTGCCCACCAATCACAAAGAATTTTTGCCTTATAATCACCATATTTTTTCTTGAAAAAGCTGAGACTTGGAGAATTAGGCAACTCAACAATAATATGAAAACGATCTAATTGTGCAGGGTCTAATTCCTCGACATCATAATCTGCATCTTCTTCCTCTTTTTTTGCAGGATTTACCGCACCCCAAATAATTTTAAGATTTGGGAATTTACGACCGTTAATACTTTTGAATTGTTGAAGTTCCAAAAGAGCATTCCGAACCGTTTTATGGCAGTTATGTACAAAAACACCTGCACCTAATAGGAAATTATGATATTCGTCAACTGTGAAATCATACACATCTTCGATTCCATCATCCTGAATCGAAATAACTCTATGATTCATTAAGGGATTTTCATTAATATATTTTTTATAATATTCCACGAAATCATCGAACGAATTATTGAAATAACGTTTAATAGTTCGTATTTTTAATAAGTGTTTTTCATAAGAAAAGATATTTTTATTATTATTTAGTATATCTTGATATTCAGTTTCAGTTATTTCTAATTTATTCGTAATATTATATAATACCTTACACGTATGGTGTAGATGCGTTTTTTGTATTGCTTCTTTTCTATTAATCTTTGAGAATTTTTTCTCCTTCCATTGTTTGATTGCTCTGGCACTAGCGGATTGACGCATTTCTTCCGTCCAAACCTTTTTCAAAGATTCACTTAATTTTGTCAAATATAATTTTTTGTTTTTATTACGTGTTCGTAATGAATTATTCAATGCTTTTTCTTTACTCGCATCAGTTCCCAAAGTTTTTTCCCATAAATCAGGATGTTTTCGATGACTGCTTTTTCCGCCATTAGCAGATGTAATATCTGAGAATGCGTGGAGAAGCATATGTTCTTCCCTAGTCATTTGGATTATATTATTTGGATTGTTATTATATTTGTCATGATCAACATGATGACGACTCACATGTTGTTTATCTATATTGGAATATTTCTGATTTTTTATGTTATATTCATCCGCAAGCCAATATGTATATTTCCATGAATTTTCTATAGTAGATTTAACTTCTTCATAACCTTGGCGATTGTATTTCTTATACATTGCCATTAATGAATCATTGGGACGTAAATCTTTTGCTTCACGGTAAACCATGTCAGAACATAAAAATTTATGATTTTTCGTACAACGGATAATCGAACCATCATCAAGTGTCACTTTAACAATTTCTGCATTTTTCTGTGTTATAGAGCATGAATGACCTCTTCCTACAGCAGTTTTGTTATTTTGTATATCATAAGAATATACGAAAAACTCGTCCTTTTCTACTAATTCTTTTATAGGAACAGAATATCCATCAACTAATTGAATTTGGGTGTCACCAACAAAACAACGGTTCCATTCATCGCAAAAAATAGCTTCAACATCATCATCCAAATTCTCAGGAAGAATAAATTCCATTTTATCCTTGCCTGTAACTTCATCTTTTTTTGCTCGGGGAATGCCCAATAAATGAATCCAAGGATCTAATGTTGCTCCACTAAAATAGCTATATTTTATTTTATTTCGTTTGAATGTGTCTAAAACTTGATGACTTTTGCCCACGCCCTTTTCCCCGATTAACAATACATTCATTCCAGTTTTCACCCATTGATCCAAGAGATTATCATTTAATTTACATGTATGGAATTTTATCATAGAGAAATCTACATCAAAAATTGCTTTTGTAAAGAAAAAACTGTAAATTTCACTCCAAATCCGCTAAACTTATATTTCCAAGAGTCATTAATTCTTTTATTTTTGATAAGATTGCGGATTTATCTGGTTCTGAAACATCAGAATATAGATATGTCATATCGGTATAATCTATAACAAAAGGATCAAAGAAATCCGCGATAATCAAGCCATTCAAATAAGGAAATTGCCAAACAGTCCAACTATAATGTTCTGGGGAATTAACTGGATATGGATTTTCGACTCGACCACAACGATTGGAATCTTCTGTTAGTTTTCCATAACCGCAACTATTAACTGCAATAATATCCACGAATCCATCTCCACTTGCAGGAGGAAGTGAGAAAGTAATTGTATCATCTGATTTTTGAAATTCTTTAACAGGATAACCATAAAAAGAATCTAATGCAGAAAACGGTTTATACTCATTTAACGGATACATAGCATCACTTGATCCACTTAAAAATATTGCATTTACATTATTCAAACTATAACCTTGTAGAGTTATATTTGGTGTTTTTCCTTCCACGATATAATAAGGAGAAACATAACGAAGAACAGGTCGTCCAGTAATTGTATATGAATCTGTATTCAAGTTTGAAGAATAAAGAATTAAATCATCATAATTACAATAAAATTTATCAGTAAAAATATAATCCGTGTTTATTAAACAAATCGGTTTTGAATTGGATGGACTAGTTGAAAATAAATATCCTTTTATAGTAAATGATGAACTTGCTGTTATTCTGTATGGCGGATCAGTAGGCGTTTGATTTTTTGCAGGATAATCAACTGATAAATCTCCTTTCCATAAAATTTCAGTTCGTAATTCTCTACCAGATTTTGGTTCCTGCCAAGAAATTATAGTATATGGGTTCGAATAAACGCTGAAATTTTGAACAATTTGATCAATATCTTCTTGATACTTTGCTAAAATAGTCATTTCCACTTCTATATTCCATGGAACAACTTTAGCATTTACAAATGTACCATCACTGTTTTTGTAAATTAAATCATCTATTTTATTCTTAACTCGTTCATTATCCCGACTTTGATTTTTTACTTCAACTGCGACAATTGGAAGACGAATTGTATCAGTTAAACCAATTATATCATTTAAGATGTGACTTTTTGGTGCATATGTTAATGGAACTTTTATAATTTCCTTTTCATATTTCTTGCCGTCAAATCTTTTTATTTTAACATCATTAAATGCAGCAGCAAAATGAGTTAAAAGCGTTCGTATTTCAAAATTGTAATTATAATCTTTCATAATCAAAAACAAGAAACTGGAACGGCAGATGTTGAAAATGGAATCCAATAAGGCACCCCTGCACTATAGCTGACATAATCTGATGAATCATTTGTTAATTGTCCGATTCCACAACCATTCACGGCAATAATATCAACAAATCCACTAGTTTTCGGCGGAGGCAATACAAATGAAATAGAATCCGGTGATAAAGTGTATTCATCTATTCTATAACCAAAGAAAGAATCTTCACCGGAAAATGGTTTATATTCAGTTAAGGAATACATATTTGGATTAGATCCGCTTACAAAAAGTCCAACTGTATTTTGCAACCAGAATCCTTGTATAACTATTGTAGGATTAGATCGTTCTGTTAGATAATTTGGTGTGACATATCGAACCATAGGTTTTCCGCTAAGAGTATAAAAGTCTTTTTCTGAATCAGTTGTATATGCTTGTAATTGATTGTAATCACAAAAGAAATTATCGGTAAAAATATAATCAGTATTGATCAAGCATATTGGTTTAGAATTAGATTGGCTAGTTTTAAATAAATATCCTTTTACTGTAAAATTGGTTGTGGCAGTTATTCGGAATGGAGGATCTTTGGCAGTTTGTTGTTTACCGGGATATTCTAGAGAAATAGAGCCATCCCATAAAATTTCAGTTCGTAATTCTCTACCAGACTTTGGTTCCTGCCAAGAAATAATTGCATATGGATCATTGTTAACAACAAAATTCTGAATAATCTGATCCATATCTTCTTGATACTTTGCTAGAATAGTCATTGTCAATGATAAGTTCCAAGGAATTGCTGACGAATTTACAAAATTCCCGTCACTATTTTTATAAATTAAATCATCTATTTTATTCTTGACTCGTTCATTATCACGGCCTTGACTTGTTATTTCTACAGCAATTATAGGAAGACGAATTGTATCAGTTAAACCAATTATATCATTTAAGATGTGACTTTTTGGTGCATACGTCAACGGAACTTTTATAATTTCTTTTTCAAATTTTTCTCCATCAAATCTTTTTATTTTAACATCATTAAATGCAGCAGCAAAATGAGTTAAAAGAGTTCGTATTTCGAAATTGTAATTATAATCCTGCATATTAGATATTTACATAAATAGTATCATATGAAGTTTGAAGAATTATATAAACTAGCAGTGGTGGAAGAGGCTACATTTAGAAAATCGAAATATATAGAGCATCTTGCCGATTTTCCAATGTTCTCCGTGTTTATTTCTAAAAGTATTTTAGAAAAACCTGACACTACATACAATATGGAATTTTTCAGAAGTATTAAATCGAAAATAGGTGAAATGTGTACCAAGGCAAGAAATGAAATATCTAAAATAGGATTTCCTAAAATGCATGTAAACGTAGTAATTGATGATTTGACAGAGAGTAATGCCGGAGGTTTAGCATATGGTGGCAGACATAAAGGAGTTCCCAAAGGTCATAACAAATCTGGAAAATATTGGAAACATGCTACAACTAGAAAATATCTAAAAATAAATTTAAATCATCTACTACCGTTTAATAAATTTACCACTGATATATTAGTACATGAATGGGCACATGTATGGATGTTCAATAATTCTAAACAATTTAAAGATGCGGTAGATAAATTATACACTCATCTTTTGAATAAGGGCAGAAATAATTTAAATTATGAACAACCTAAACGCGGTTTTGGTGATAGAATATTAAATAATAAAGATGATGATGATTTATACAATTCTATAATTAGAAGCACTGCAAAAATTTTTCAAGATAACTATCAACTAACTTTAGTAAGTCTTCAAACTCCAGATGATAATCCCAATAAATTTGGAGAACATGAAATTCGAAAGTATATTCAAGAAGATTTTCGAAAATTGGTAATTGATTGTGTAAAATTCTATAAACACCGTTCTGGAAATCACCGGATTTCTATTCAAGAATATGGCACACAATTAGCAGACCTTGCTAAAGAATTGTATGAAACGGTAGGTACTAAATTATTGAAGGCTATTGATAAATCTATATCAGATGATATCAATGAGTTTGATCCAGAATATCACGAAAATCCTCCAGAGGATATCTACGAGTATATGTTACAAAACGCAACTAAAACAAATGAGACTTTTCGAACTAAAGGAAAATCCTATAGCGATTTATATAATAATGTTTCGACTGTAGACTATAATTTAGATATAATTGAAAAAATATTCGACTCTTTATGGGATATATCCCATAAAGAGAGGGAGATAGAAAATATGTACGAACTCGCTAGAACTTCCAACTTAGGTGATGAAAAGTGGGATCATGTTAGAAATCAGGTAGCTAAACTAGTTGAATGGATTAATGAATATGGAATGTCCAATGACCGTGAATTATGGGCGACTGCAATTGAACATTTCTTTAAACTTCCAATGAATCATCGCAAAACTATTATAAAGTTGATAACACAAAATCGTTAAATAAATGTATGGCATACGATGTTCCATTTCTTTTTAACCCAAAAAAACATTCATCTTTTGATACTAAAGATAAAAACGCTGATTTAAACTCTGAAATAGGAATATCCGATAATCCATATGTTCCTCGTTGTAATGATAATAATTCTTTGGTAAAAGATAATTATAGAGGAATGGTTGAAAATTATGCACAAAATTATGGCATGACTATTTCTTATTGGAGTACCGGATATGATCCTGATAATGATAATAGTTTATATGGAGAAAATCCAACTGCTAAATATCGTGGACCACGAAAGTTGAAAGCCGTAATTGACTTGCAATCTTATACAACCTTTTTAACTAAATTTGGTATAATGAGCGATTTAGATATAATCATATACATTCCGATTAGAGCATTTCAAAATGTTTGGGGAAGTGTAGTTCCATTAGCAGGTGATTTATTTCAAATAGATGATGCAAGTTGTGATCGTCCAATGAAACAAAGTCCAATAGTTTTTGAAATTACTGAAAAACATGACACAATTAATCCCGCAGATTTTATGGGAGGACATTATATTTGGAAAATCACTGCGAAAAGATATGATAATTCTTATGAACCGGGCGCTCCTCAAGAAAAATTCTTGGGCGGACCTGTGGATACAGATTTTTATGGAAAAGTGGAGAGTAGCATTGATCCGGAACCTACAGTTATTGATGAGCACGCTACACACAATGTTGATGCAGATGCAAAAGAAGATTTCGATAATCCTAATAGTTCGGTATATGGGAAATACTTTTGAAAACAATAAGTAAAAATATGATTATTAGTAGAAAACTTATTGTTGAACAACCCAACTACGATTTAGAATTTGCATTTGAACAAAAAAATAACGACGAACCAAAACGTGTTTTTATTCGTGGTCAATATATAATGATGAACGAGGGTAACAAGAACAAAAGAAAGTATCCAGAAAAAGACATGATTCCCGCAGTGGATACATATATAAAAGAATATGTTCAAGAAAATCGTGGAGGAGGAGAATTAAATCATAGTAGCAATCCAGATGTAGATTTAGGAAAATTAGCAGATAAAATTGTTAGCTTGGAAAGAGATAAACAAAATCCAAATTATTATATTGGTAAGTCGTTAATTCTTTCCACGCCGTCTGGTAAAATTTTAGAATCATTAGTACATGATGGAGTAAAATTCGGAAAAAGTACAAAATGTTTAGGACAAATTTCAGAAAGTAATGATGGATATAATATTGTATCTAATCCGATTATTCTTTTAGTGGATAATGTTTTTGACCCGTCAGTGTCTACAGCTTTTGTTAATGGGATATTAGAAAATAAAGAATACATTATTTCTGATGATGGTAGAGTAGCAGAAAATTACAATCAATTAGAAAAAAGATTATCGAAATATCCTTCCAGACATCGTGACGCAATTAATGATTATATCAAAGAATCCTTAGAGAAATTTTTAGCAAACTTGTAATGTATGGCAAAAGATTTAGAAACTATTTATGAAGAAATACTAACTCGCCCATTAGTGTTAAGTCTTATTAAGAATCCGATTCCTTTAGATCCGTTGGATTCTTTTGAATCTGAAATAGATGAGGAAGAGGAAGAACATGAGGAAGAAGATTTAACTGAAAAAGAGGAAGTTGACTTAGCCCGAGAAATATTAACATATGTATCAGAATTAGATGATCTTGCAAAAGAAGCAATGTATAAATCTTTTCGTAAAAAAATTGAGCATTGTGCAGATTGTATAAGAGATTTAGCAAACGAATTAATTGAAGGTCATGGATATAACGTATGACTAAAAAATTTGATAAATTCTACAAATCACTTGTAGATAAATATGGAGAAAACCAAGTAGATGCGGGGTACGAGGTCGAAGCAGAACATGGAAAAGACGGAGAGCAAAGATTAAAAATAGCAAACGATCATTTAGAGGAATTTCCGACTTATTATACAGCATTAAAGAAAATGGAAAAGAAACTCCAAAAGAAAAAATAAAAAAGGGCGATAAAAATCGCCCTTTTCTTTTATAGTAATTCTTTAATTTTACTAACTAATGTTTCTTTTGAAGTCAACCCAACATGCCTCCATACTTCTACATCATCTTTTTTCAAGATAATTGTCGGAACTGCCCGAATATTAGCCGCAACTAACTCTAGTGGTTCCATAGTATATGTATTTTCGTCTTTTACTGTTATTTGATCTTTAAATTCTGTTGCGATTTCAGTTAGAATTGGTGCAATTAATCTACAAGGTTGACAATATTCATGTCCGTATTTTATCAGTTTTATGTTTGCCATAGCTTATATAGCTTATCATTTTTCTCGTAGAAAATCAAATATTATCTAAAAAAAGGTAAATATAAAATATGAGTAGCGATACTAGAAGTAAAATAAGCCAAATGATATACCATTTAGGAAATGGTAATAGAGCGTCTGCTGACCGTGAATTAGGACAGATAATTAAAATAAAGATGAAAAACGTCTTTGATAGGGAATATGAAAAAGTAAAAAATCAGTTCTCTAAAGAAATTAAATAAATTGTATAAATAATAGTATGCTTACGGAACTAAAAAATATTTTCGAATCTGTCGATAAAGAAATTCTATCGGAAGATAATTTAAAAGCGATTGCATCTCTGTTTGAGGAGAAAGTAAACGCGAAGGTTCAGGAACGTGTGGATTTAGAAGTCGAGTCTGCGATTAAAACTCAATTCGATAAATTCAAAACGATTTCTGAAAAAGCGGTATCTGCTATTGATGCAGATCATACCGCAAAAATTAAAATGGTAGTAAAAACTATTATGGAAGATAACAATCAAAAACTATTAACAGTTAGTGAAGGTTATAAAAAAATAATTGCTGAAACTGCCGTTCAACATCGTGACACTCTTGTAGAAAGTATTGATGAATTTTTAGATTTATATATTGAGAAACATCTTCCAAAACAACAAATTGAAGAAGCGGCAAAAAATCAATATGCTCAAAAAGCAATTGAAGAAGCACGTAAAATTCTTGGCGTTGATGAGAAATATATCAAATCCAATATTAAAGAAGCACTTGTGGATGGAAAAACTAAAATGGACCAATTGGTTCGTGAAAATGCAGAACTTAAAAAAAGAACTGCTATTACAGAAAGCCGCAGAGTGTTAGCAGAAAAAACCGCTAATCTTCCTGTGGAAGTGAAAAAATTTGTAACTTCTCGCCTTCAAGGCAAAAACGCATCATTTATTGCGGAAAACTTCGATTATGTTATCGACATGTTTAAACGACAAGAAAAAAATGAAAAGCGTTCTGCACTATTGAATGAGAATAAACAATTTATCGTTGATCGGAACAGGGTAGCCGATGAGATATTAAACGAATCTGTTAAAAAATCCAATGAAACAGTTAATCCGAGCAACCCTATGGAAAACTTGTATCTAAGTGGATTGAATTACAGAAAATAACAAAAAACAATAAATAAAAATATATGCAATCACTAACAAGTAGTAACTTTGTAGATGCGGCTCCCTCAATGATTTCTAAAGAAAGAGGAAAAGCCCTAATAACTAAATGGAGTAAGATCCTTGATTTTACTGATAATCAAACTAAGCAAATTGAAGGGTATCAGAAGCGTTTAGCAACTGCCCTTATGTGCGAAAACCAAGAAAATTGGCTTCGCCAAAACGGTCACATGCCTCGTACTATGGTACAAGAAGCAGGTGGCACAATGAATGCGGGTTCTGTAAGCAACCTTTCCACAACTCCTTGGGGTGGTGGCGATTCTGGTTCAAGTGCAGGATACGGTTCTGGACAATACGGCAACACTGGTCCGGGAACTGGCGGTAATTCTGATTGGTATGCACCGGGTGATGCACGTTTGCCAAAAACCCTTATCCCAATGATTCGTCGTACTTTCCCTGAGTTAATTACTCATGAGATTGTTGGTGTTCAACCAATGAGCGGTCCTGTAGGATTAGCATTTGCTCTTCGTTATTTTTATGATGACGATTCCCTAGCATGTAGCCCTTATAGCGATAAAGGATGTACAGAAGCATCCACTAAATGGAATCCGGCAAGTGCTCCATTCCAAGGTGGAGGTTCTGGTTTAGGTCAATGGAAAGGTGGTGACACAGATGAAGCAGGATATAATAAACTATTCACTGCACATACTGGTATTACTGCTGCTGGTCTTTCTGGACTAGGTCTAACTAATTCGACCACTGCATCTGGTTCATGTTTTGACTTCACTCCGCAAGATATGGGTGTTGCTCAATTGCTTTCACATTTTGAAGCAAGCAGCAATATTCCAACAATGAGCCTAAAAATTGAGAAACAAGCTGTTGAAGCTGGTACTCGTCGTTTAGGAACTTCTTGGAGCATGGAACTTGAGCAAGACTTGATGAACATGAACGGTATTGATATTGATGCTGAAATGACAAATGCGATGAGCTATGAAATTCAAGCAGAAATTGACCGTGAAATGGTTATTCGTATGATCCAAGTTGCTCTTAATGCAGGATTTGGTAATGGATATAGTGTCTGGAAACCACAACTTGCAGACGGACGTTGGTTCGCGGAACGTGGGGTTGATTTCTATGCGAAAATCGTTGTAGAAGCAAACCGTATCGCTATTCGTAACCGTCGTGGTCCTGCGAACTTTATTATCGCAACTCCGAAAGTTTGTACAATTCTTCAACTATTGCCTGAATTCCGCGCATTTGAAATTGCTAGTGCAATTCAAACACATCCTAACGGTGTTGCTCGCGTAGGAACACTTGCTGGACAATTCAATATTTATCGTGACACTCGTACAGAGGCACAATATTTGGCGGGAGTTCGTGCAGAACCTGTTGAGTATGCTCTATTAGGTTATAAAGGAAGTGAGTTCTGGGATACTGGTATCGTTTATTGCCCATACATTCCTGTTTTAGTACAAAGAACTATCAGTCCTCATACATTTACCCCGAACGTGGGAATGATGACTCGTTATGGGGTTATTGACAACTTATTCGGTTCTGGTAACTTCTACCACTTAATTATTGCCCGTGACTTGAATACTGGACATGCTACAACATGTGGTGCTTCTACTGGAGTAACAAATCCATCAACAGTCAACTACACTTACCTTAGCTAATCGCTAAATTCGTAAGAAAAGAAAACCCGCTAGGAAACTAGCGGGTTTTTTATTTAATTAAATACCATTCTTTCGGAGTAAGTAATAGTTGACTTTTTTGATAAGTATATTAGTATTGTATATGCCTAAGAAAAACTTAACATTATCTGATTTTATTGATAAATCAAATCGAATTCATAATAATAAGTATAATTACGGCCAAACTGTTTTTACATCTACTAGAGATAAATTGAAAATAGCTTGTCCTCTTCATGGAGAATTTGAACAAAGAGCAAGTGCCCATCTAAGCGGTCAGGGATGTAAATTCTGCAAAAACGAATCAGTAAGAAACAGATTTAAATTTACTAAAGATGAATTTTTGAAAAATCTGAATGAGTGGCAAAAGGAAAATTTAGATTTCTCCAATTTTTCATATGTAACAGATAAAATTAAAGGAAATGTGCGTTGTAAGATTCATAACTCACAGTTTTCTATAACTCCTAATAATTTGAAAAAAAGTAAACGCGGATGTCCTGAATGTGGAAGAGTTTTACATGCAGAATTAGTGAAAAATACTAAGGATGAATTTATTGAATTATCTATTAAGAAACATGGAGATATCTTTGATTATACTTTAATTCCAGAGTCTTTTCATAGTCATGATTATATTCAAATAAAATGCAAAGAATGCTGTTCAATATTTGAAAGAGTGGCATATTCACATTGCAATATAGGACATTCTTGCCCTAAATGCAGTGCATCCAAAACTCATAAAATTCTAGAAAACTTTTTAGATCAATTAAATGTGAAATATAAAAGAAATGATAGAACAATTTTAAATGGGCAAGAAATTGATATCCTTGTGCCTGAACAAAATATTGGTATTGAGTGTAATGGAAATTACTGGCACTCTGAGGAGTTATTAAGCTCCATAAATTATCATTTAAACAAAACTACTGAGTGTGAGAAAAGAAATATTCAATTATTACATTTTTTTGAAGATGAATTGATTTTTAAAATGGATATTATCAAATCAATAATTCAACAAAAATTAAAAAAATGTAATAATAAAATATATGCCAGAAATTGTCAAATACGCGACGTGGATATTTCAGAAAAGAACGAATTTTTAAATAATAATCATATTCAAGGTGAAGACCAATCTAAAATAAAATTAGGTCTGTACTATGATAATGAGTTGGTAAGTTTAATGACATTTGGTGTTCCTCGTTATAATAAACATGTGCAGTATGAATTAATTAGATTTTGTAATAAAAAATTCACTAATGTAGTTGGCGGTGCGAGTCGTCTATTATCTTATTTTATAAAACACCATTCTCCACAAAGTATTATATCATATGCTGATAAAAGAATTAGTAATGGTAATTTATATACCGCATTGAAATTCAAATATTCTCATGATTCAGAACCAAGATATTTCTATTTCCCTAAGAAAAATCCTTTGAAAAGAATGCATAGGTCCAACTTCACCAAAGCTAAAATAAAACAGAAATATCCAGAAGTAGATTTATCAAAAACTGAAAAAGATATAATGAAAGAATTGCAGTTCGGTAGAATTTGGGATTGTGGAACAAAAGTATATGTTTGGAAAAGTATTTGACATTTAAATGTTTACCCGTATAATATAGAAATATGTTTTTAAAATTAGTTAAAGTTTACGGCAAAAAATATGATTATAACGATGATACATATGAAGATATCTTTCGATATATTGTGTTAAATGATTCAGATTTTGAAGAAATAAATGATTCTGATCATGACAAATTAATTCGATTTGTGGATGAGTATAATGCCAGAAGCAATGCAATCGGCGAAAAAGATTGTTATTTAATAATTTATAAAGACTCTCCAACGTATGCAAAAGATGCTATTGCACATATAATAGAAAAAGACAAGAAAATTCTGGAAGAACGAAAAGAAAAGGAAAGAAAATTGAAAATCAAAACAGAAAAAGAAAAAGAAGAACGTCTTTTAAGACAAAAACAAAGAATAGAAAAACAACTCTCTAAACTAGCTGGAAATTAAATCTTTTATGGTTTAATTTGCGATTCTAAATCAATTGTTAATAGTTCTTTTTCTTTCTTTTTCAAAATCATTTCGAACATTTCCTCTCTGGTTCCACTCATAATAATATTTGTTTGATTTAGTGTGGATGGTGCAGCAGTTACTTTTTCATTTCCTTGACTAATTGTAAAATCGACTAATTTTTCTTTAACAAATGTTTCTTTTTCTTTAGTTTCTTTTACAATTTTATTTTTCTGTCTTTCCATTAACAATTTAACTTTATTTTTAAATGCTTCGCTTTGAGCTTTTCCAAGACTTGAATATGCTTCTATCATTTCTACGTCTCCAGTAGATTTTACTAATTGTCTTGCTTCTTCTAAAATTTCTGCATTCGTTTTAATTAAACTGTCCAGTTCTTGAATTGTTTTTGCAATTTCATCTTCTTCAGAAAGCATTGTATATTTTTCACTACTTGGACTCTCTATATTTTTATCACTTGTTTCAATATTGCTTACAGCTAATGCTTGCAAAATTTCGTCTAAATTTTGATCAGAAACTCTGTCATTCATATATGCTACTTATAAATAAAAGTATCCTATGCAAAAAATCTTATTAACTTGTTGTTTTTTCCTATGTTCTTGTAGAATATTAGAAAATAATAAAACTTATGGAATAACGGATTTTCCATCTAAACCTCCATTAACTCAATACTCTACTCCTCCAGTAAAAGAAAAAATAAAAGACGATTTTCTAGTTTCTGGAGAAATGATTGTTAATTCTACTCTGTTATTAGATTATTACAAGAGAGTGGAAGTTTGGAAACAAAAACATTCAGTAAAATAAAAAAAGGGGAGATGTTGCCATCTCCCCTTTTTTCGTTTTTAATCTTATTAAATCAATTCGTTAAAATTAACTCCAGTACCAGTTACTACTAGATCCACTAGGATGTACTTAACAGGTCTTGTAGGACGAATATATACTGCAATATTCAATACTCCTTGATCAATACTAGCACTTGTGTTATTTCTTTCGTCACACACTAATAGATAGTCGTATAATCCACCATTATCTTTCATATAATCCAAGATTGGTTTAAGAGTATTGTTTACTCGCGTTCTTGTTGTAATATTATTCGGTTGACCGATAAATTGAACAAGATTCCCTTGAATACTTTTCGCTAACCACAATGCACCTCTACGAATAGAAATCTCTTTTAATGCAGAACTTTCTTTTAATAGAGTTGTGCTATTCCAGTTAAGATAACCTTCTGGGAAACGAACAATTGGGTTTAACCCGATTCTTGAAATCAAGTCACGTTCACGTTGATTTGGATTAATAGCAAGATCAACTACATTTGCTAATTGACCATTACTAACTCCAAGTGGACTTGTCCAAGGATATTGATTTGCATCATTACGGGCTAATAGTGCAGCTTGGAATGAGCTTGGACCATACCAAGTATAACTATCTGTATTAGAATCATAACCTTTAACCCAGTTAGCATAACTGACACTATATGAAGAATTAATTCCTTGATACAAGTTGCGTAGATAGCTGTAAATATTTCTTCCAAAAGTAGAATATTTCTCAGATGGCTGATTAGTATTTGGATCAAGATACAATTGTTTTTGACGTTGTACAACTTTATAATCTTTACCATTAACAAAGATTTGACGAAGCGGATCTTGAATATGTAAGTGCGGAACACCTCCTGCTGCTTTTCGGGTAAATCTTGCAAAAGAATCGAAAATATTATAGATTACTTCCCAACCATCCTGAATAGCAGAATTTATTGTTGTTCCATCATACGGACTTAAAGAATCCGTATTTACATAATACGTATCATCAAAATTATAGCAAACAGTTGGATCAGTGATACAATGATCTGCTGCAACTGCATAACGTGTAGCCCATATTGTAGACAATCCATTATCAATTGTAATATCAATTGGATATTCAATAGGATTTTCTACTCCACGCAATGCACGCTCTAGTTTTGCAGGAAGATTTCCTAAATCTTTTTTAACACAATTATCATAAACAACATCGCGGCAATAGCTATTATATGCACCAGTTCCGTATAATTTATCATTATATCCTTTTAGTGCAAGACTTGCGCTAAAGTTTCCAAACATTCCGCTAGTTTTTTCACGATACATACGAACCGTTTTTTGCGGCAATCCAGTTGTTTGATCAACCCAGCAATTATTTTGGGAAAGATATGGATTAACATAAACTTCCAAATAATTACTTCCGTCATTAACTGTTTTTTCTAGATAGAAACTACGATCAGGACCACCAAAATCATCGTGAACCTTACGATCATTGTTTAGCGAACCAACAAATTGTTCAAGTCGTACTTGATCTAATTTAGAAATGTTATCTGAAACGCGAGTTGGGCGAACTTTAAACAATGAAAGAATTAAAGAATCATTATATGTTTTTTTACCAAATTCCACACCAACGTTTTGATGAACAATTTCAGTAATAGAACCCGGAGTTCCATTAAATGTTGCAGAAACATTAAATCCTAATCTTTCACTTGGCACTTGAACCCAATTTCCGGAAACTCCAATACAAGAATTATTGTTATAATATCCTGCAACCGCAGTAAGATCATCAAAATCAGTTGCTGGATTAACATTCAAATTATCATTTAATGCAAGATAATATCCAGAAAAATCTTCTAGTTGTGCCGCTTTAATTTTGTTTACAACCACAATAGCTCCACGAACATCGTTATTTGCAACATCAAGTTCTGCAACACCGTTTTCATAAACTCCGCATTTCCAATTAAATTGTTGATTTTGAAGAAGTTGATATTCTCCGATTGTCATTGTTTTACTAATTGGTTCTCCGATAGCATAGAAATTCGCATCATTTAATGTTGCATCTCCTAGTAAAGGATAGAAATCATATTTTTGTTCTTCTGGAATTTCTAAACCTAAACTTGTAATTGCACTGCATGTTAATCCTGCTTCCAACGGAACTGCACAGAATGAGATTAATGCATCTAATGTAGTTGCATTTACTGCGGATGTTGGAATTGTTGCGGAAAGACCTGCGGTTAATTGGCTAAAAGTTGTTAAATTAGTTTTATAACTTTTTGCAACACTTGAATCAGCCGTATAGAACTTCAATACTGCACTTCCTGTTTGAGAGTATGTACCAAAAACGTCACCTGCTAACACTGGAACACCTGATAACACACTTCCACTTAAAATACCATTTGTAACAGTTGTTTTAGGGAATTGTGCGCCAGTTAGAGCTACATTCAATAATGTTGATCCTGTTTCTTCGTCAAAAGTTCCACGAATTGAAGACAATTGATAAGAGCTAACTATTCTGAAAACTGTGTCAGTTCCAACAACAGTTGGACGAATATGATAAAGAGTTAAATTTTCTTGAACTGTATCGCCATCCATTACAAATTTAAAATTAGTAACTACTGAATTATATTCAAATGGATAATTATGGATATATAGTTTCCCCGGATCTTCGTCCTGAGAAGCCAGTGAGCAATTCAAGTTAACTGATCCATAACAAATGCTTTGAGGAACAAAACTATCCACTAACCATGGATAATCGCTTTGAATTGTCGAAAATGGCATATCTTTAAAGAAATCACAAACATTTTTCTCTACCGCAGAAAGACCTACAATAGGAAAAATCAATGCATTGTAATATTCTGAAAATCCATAACCTGCTCCGCTACCATAAGGCATTCTAGTAAATGTAATTGATGCATTACTAGTTGTTAATAATTGTTTCACTGCATTATGTGAATATTTTTCTGCGGGTGTTGATGGTAATCCGAAAATTTCTTCAAATTCAGTAAGAGAAGAAACTGAAATCGGTTCATCAGTTGGTCCCTGTGGCGTAAATCCTGGAATGAAAACATTTGTTCCTACTGCATTAGTTGTAGTAGTAGACAAATCCCTTTCATTTATAACAACGCCGGGGCTTTCTAAGAGTGTATTTAACCTAGTCATATATAGTATTTATATTTTTCATTGAAAACTTGAAAAATAATACTCAATATATAAATAGTAGCTTTTATCTTATAATAGATTCATTTTCAATTGACTAAATTCGAATGAGAAATTAGTTTCCAATTCTTTTGTTTCTCGGTAAGATGCTTCGATTGATCCAATAGAAATTGGAAATGCATATGAATAATCCCAACGGGCAGTAGGATTATCATATTCATCTAATGAATAGATACTAAATGTCGAAGAATAATCTTTTAAATGGCCCCTAGATGCACTATTCATATTTTTTGCATCAAACTCTGAATAGCTTTCGTCATTTTGAATGTCCAACCATTTATACAAAATAAAATAATTATCAAAACGGTTATCTACAGTAAAACGAACATTTACTGGTTGATATGCAGGTCGAGATAATCCAGAAAATTTTAATGTTTGACCTTGAAACTGTTTTTCCGTAACATTTACTTTTATTTCAGGAACCACAAATCCCCAAATACTCATTTGCAATCTTTCTAAATTTCCCCCATTACAAATTCTGTTTTCTTTTTTTAATAATGGTTTTAGTATATCAGGAATGTCCATTATTAAACGAAATTTATCTTGTCTAGTGACATTTAATTGACTTTGTTGAGTTGTAAAATATCTTTCAGGTTCAGTTGTTGGAACTGGACATGTTAGATTTGGAATGATCGGAGGATTATTAGCCATTTTCAATATTTATCAAATAAATTCCCATGAGGAATTTTCTAACATATCCTGATATTTTTCAGGAATGCTAACTTTTTCTGAGTGATAATAATTGAAAAATGCATTATATTCTTTTCCTCCTCCAATATCTCGTATAGGTTTATTTTCAGCTAATAAGTTTGTTATACCTGAATTAGACAAGTTTTGATTTGGATCAAGTACCACAAGGGGTTTTCCAGCTTCATCATATTCAATAACATCTAGATATTTCTCTGCAATATCTTTTTCTAATAAAACTAATGCCCATACAAGTGCCATTACTCGGTCATCATTAAAACCTTTTTTTGCTCCCCATGTTCTATTAACTTTTCTTATAAATGTTTCAAATTCACGAACTGTATTAATATCCCTTAACACTACACTTTGTTTATTTTCTACAAAATATTTCATGTTTTGAATTCCGGTATATTTTGAATTTTGGTGACAGAAAATACCCGGACTTTGGTATACATTTCTTTTATCATTTTTCATAGAATAATGAACAATATTATCATAATTATGCACATTCATTAATGCATCAATAACTTGTCCTCCTTCTTTATTTCTTTCAATACATAAAAATGGTCTTCCCCATGAGCGTGCAATTTGATTCAATTTTTCAGCAAAAATCCAAGGTTGCATTTTATTACATGCAAAAACCCCGCATTGCTCAATATTATTCAAATCAGTTAAATCTAATATAATAGCAATTGTAAAATCTTGACCAACTCCTTCTGCAACATCAACTCCGATACTAATAATTCTATTAGGTTCCGGTTGTTTCCAAATTAAATAAATTCCATCATCAAAACTAAATTCAGCAGGATAACATTCGCCTTTCATTCGATCAATAACCATTTGATTTAATGCAGCCGTTCCATCTTCTAAGAATTCAATTTCATATTCTTGCCGCCATGTGTCCATATCATAGTTGATAGATGATAATTCTTCTTTTTTCCAATTTTCATCTCTTCCGGGAACTTCTGAATAATGTATTTTTACTGGACTCCATCCGGATTTTTTATTAGTCGCTGCTGCTTTTTCTGCATCTCTGAAAATTTCATAAAATTTTCCGGTGGCACCCTTTGGAGTTTGGTGTCCTAAAATTCCATTATATATTACTGAATGGTTCCAATCATACGGATCAGTTTCATCTAAATTTGGCAACGAAAAATCATATACGTTTTCCTTTCCAATTATATTATTAGATTTTACTTTTTCCCAACGAATATTATCATCTACAATTTCATTTAATAAATTATTAGTAAATCCATAAGTTTTTTTAAATTGTAATAATCTGTGTCTGGAAATAGGAGCATTCTCATAAAAACTATTGACCAATGCTTTAGATAAATTCTTCTTTTTTACCTTTCTGAAATCATCTCTTAGCATAGACGATACAAAAGGAACATTATCCATATTATTAATTATAGGTTTTCTATTTTTATAATGTTTTTCTAATATTTGTTGTTTTCTGGAGAAATTAAAACCTATTCTATTGTAATAATTTTGTGCATTAGCTCCGTTCATAACTATTCGGAAAAATTTTGATGATACTTTTACCCTTTCTGTAGGAGGGGTAATTCCTTCCGAATACTCGCACATTATTCCAAAATTCAATAATAGAATTTTGATTTGCTCTATTAACTTTTTAGAAGATAATGATATATTAACTCTGCCATCACGCACTGCCGATCCGTCTCCATCGAAAATACCACGAAGGAGTTGAATTATATTTCCTCTCGACATTTTTAATAATCTTTTCGGTATTACTTTTTCAGGAGCTTTTTTAGATAAATCAAACCCTATATACTCCAAAAATTCAATAAAATTCTTAGAAGAAATGTTATAATGTAAGTCGTCATTTTTTGTTTTAGTGTAAGTTAGCTTTGCATTTGTGATAGCATCATGTAAATTATCACCACAAGTTAATGTGACAGAACCTCCTATAAATTTTCCATCTACAAATTTTTTATAACAAGAACCTTCTGCAATATATAAACCAATTAAGTAGGCTAATTCTGGAGTGATTTCTTTTGGACAAAATATATTTTTCAACTTATTAGATACTGACGGAATAAAGTCGATTTTATCATTTTTCCCCCATATCTCATTTCCATGCTGAATTGCTATATAATCTCCCGCAGATAATTCAGATAATTTATGCCAACCATATTCTCCATTTTTACAAGAAAACAGTTTATGTTCTGGTGATCCTTTTAGTTGTGAAGATTGTGATACTATTTGATATATCTCACTTTCTCCACTATTGAACATAATATTCCCTGTTCTAGTTTTGTTCTTTCCTAACACTTTATAAGGAGGTATATAATATCCTTTCTCTTTCTCTTCATTGATGAATTCATCTAATTGAAAAATCCCTTCTTCTGTAACAACATGAGTATCTTTAGTAACACATGAAATTAATACAATTTTCGCAGATTTTGAAGAAGAAATTGTAGGCATTACTGATTTGAAAAACGGTTCTGCAATTTGGGAGGCAATGTGTGCAAATTCGTCAACAAAAAGCATATTAACTGATTTTCCCCGAATACCACTTTCGGAAGTAGTAGAAACAAATATTTTAGACCCATTAACCAATTTCAAAACTTCTTTAGTAAATTCACTAACTCCAGTTTTTAACCAATTTGGCAATTCTTCGTATGCTAATTTAATACGTTCAAGAATTTCCTTTGCTTGATCTTCTTTATTAGCAAGAATAGCAACTTGGAAATCTTTTCGAAAAATAACATACCATAAACATACAATAGTCATTAAGGTAGAATTATGGGTCGGTATTCTCTTTTTTCCAGCTAAAAACATATGTTCTGGATTATCAACACTAATGCATCGAACAGGAACTTTTTCTACTTTTTTAACACTATCAATTGTAACGTATTTGATTATAGTATTTTTATCTTTTAAAGGAATAATATGATTTTTGTTTCCTTTTTTATCATAAAGAGAATTATATATTTATATCGTCGTTTTTACAGATCCTTTTTCTTCAGCAGGTGTTTTAGTAAACCATTCATGTTCTTCTCCAGCAACTAATTTTTCTCCATTACTAAATGTTAATTCATAGCAATTTATCTCATCACTAATTGGATGCGCTTTAACAACTCTGGTAGGATTTCCACTCCAATCTAATACAAAATCACCATCCTGTAATTCTCCCATAGTTTTATATCCATCTGGAGTAGGAATAATAGTATCAATGGCTAGTGGCTTTCCAATTTGTCGGCTTGCACAAATAATTGTTCTTTTATTTTCAATAATGCTTCGGATTGCTTTCTTTTGTGCATCAAATAACTTAATTTTCTGTCTTCCTTTATCTAAATGTACAATGACAAAAAAATGCTCTGCAAAGTAGATTACATCATCCATACATTTTTGCATTTCAATTGCTTGTTCAGGTGTGTAATCTATTGTAATATTAATTGGCAAACTTTCATTATTATTTAAAAATTTATCTACTTTCTTAATAGCCATATAGTTTATTTACTTTTAGCAAAATTGTTGTGTTTAATGTAAATAAACATATGGACAACGATTTAGTATCAATTTATGAGAATGCATACCTAAAAGGTAATGTTATTGAAGAGAAGAAAGTTTCTGCTAAAAAAGATGATGAAGCTGAAGAATCTCCGAAAAAAACCTTTAAGCGCAAAGGCAGTAAGCCTAAATTTAAAGGGAAAAAAAGTAAAAAATCTATGAGCAAAGCAGATATTGGCGGAATCACATACGATTCATTTAATAGGTCCGAAACTATTTTCGACAAAATCCTTCGTGAGATGGACGAAATGGGTGGCGGAGTAACTGGAGTAAGTTCTGTTGGTGACGACAATAATGTGTT